CGGCTGGCTCACTGTTCCGGGGAAAGGAATGGGAGTTCACGGGCGAGAGGATCAAGTCTTCTCGAAAGTCCAGTCACAGTCGGGAGATAAAAGTCTGGCGTTACGTCGGCTCTTGACTGTGGGGGGATCAGACGGCGAGTGCCCCACCCAAAACCCCGTCAGTGAGCAGAGATGTAAAGGTAACCTTTCGGAATCTCGTGGCTCACGGGCGGCACCCATGATTAGGTGCCGCCCTTTTTCTTACAGGTTACCAGTGACTCATCAATTACAGAAAGGAAGGTCGTCATGACCAGTGAATATAATCTGGCCGATCAAACGCTGGCCGCTTTATCTGCGCCAAAGGTTGGCCTCGTCTCCTACGAAAGTATGCCAAACATTTGCCCCAGTGTTGCCCGACGCAACAGCAAGGGAGAGCGGGTCAGGCTTACCCCTCACTCGCGTGATCGAATCAAAGGCGCTTACAATGGCCTTCGTAAAGCTACTCGTTACACAGTAGACGAATCGATGGTTCGCCACGCCGTTTCCCTGTCGATGACAATCTATGCCGACGAACTGCTGGCTATTATCGGCGATGCCGTGCCGCCCAACACACCTATGTGGATTGAGTGGGACGAGAAAGTGAGACAAGAAGCAATCGGCGAACACTATCTCACGACTAATAACACTGTTGCTCATTCAATGTGGTCGGCAGGTTTGTCGGGCACATCCGATTACGTTGGTTACTTTATAGAAGAACTTGACTATCCCTTTATCGGGACGGGCGAAGAAGATCACTACTGCTTTTCTCCCGTGTACCCATTGGGAAAGGAAGGGCAAGCGGTTACCCGTCAACGGATTATGTTTGATGGGTCTGCTTTTGAACTGTCACCACATCCTTGGTCAGACAAAGATCATCGGGCTTTTCATTCGGACTTTTCCTTTACCCCCTCCGACAGTGGGGGATATGAAGAAGAGTACAAGCAGCACTTAAATACCCATGCGGAAAATGTTCGCGTGTTGCTGGGCATTCAGTGGTTTAACGAACATTTACAATCTCTTTCTGAGAACATGATGGAAACGAAAGACTGGTCTTTCATCGATCTGACGAATCATATCCATGCCGTGCAGTCGAGGTCGATTGATTGGATGGTGCCGCGCACGTCGGGCGATGACCCCGACTACAGTTCAGAAGACCACGACGCAATCGCCAGATTGTCTGGAAGTATATCGTCGGCCGGTGACGCAAGGTTTCTGATCTGTCTGTTGCACGTTCTTAACTATGACTGGGTGATTAAATCGCCGAGACTTATGACAGGTCGCGGTGGTTTGAGATATGGAAAGCCGATCAAGTTTAACTCACACATAGTGCTTGAGATTGATTTGCCTAAAGTAAACGGCGTGTCGATAACGCCTGACGACTACCTAGAAGAAGTGCGCGGGATGAAAAGGTTGCACGATGTGCGCGGCCACTTCCGCAAACTGCACGACGGTCGGCGAGTGTGGGTCAAGTCTCACAAGCGCGGCAACAAAGAACTTGGCACCATCACCAAGGATTATCTCTTAACTAACAAATCGAAAGGATGAACAGCCAATGAATGGCAACACTATAAGAGAAGACGTACAAGCCGCCGATGATCCGCAAACGGTCAAGGCTTTAGTTAAGCTTTGTATTGACTCGTCGGTACGAGTTCCGGTGATTTACTCTTGGCGAAATGACTGGGATGAAATCATTCCCGGTTTTGATTTTGACTGTCTAGATTGTGAAGGGACAGGAGAAGTCGAGGGAGAGGTGACTGTCGGAGGAGTTGACGGCAACGGTCCTTGGCAAGGCTACGATCCCGTAGCCATAGAGTGTGAGAGATGCTGGGGTAAGGGAAACATTGCATGGGAGGATGTACCAGATGTTTATACAGACGAGTGACTTTCTTAAACAGCCGAAGGAAATACATGCGGATTCTTTAGGCACCTTGGCTGCTCAACTTAGCATTGCTGACATGGCTGTTCTGTTGGAAGCCAAGAGCCAGCAGTTGCTTGTGTTTTTGGGGATGCGCGACAATGTGTGCCTAACGAGTGAGGTCGAAAGCGTGACCGTAAATGGTGATTGCATACAAATAAATTTGGAGACTGCGACCTATGATGACGTGCTTCAATCTCCAGAGTTTTACGAGATCAGTCAGAAGCTACCATCTGCTGACATCGTTAAGCTGGTGCCAAAAGATTACCCAGAAAGGGACACACCAGATGAGGGAGCGTGATTGCTACGACACACTCAGTGTGCTAGAAGGAGTCGTTATGAACAATGTAAACAATTCGTCTGAACAGGCGATAAATGTGCTGAGGAGATTACACAATGCAACAAGAACAAGAGAACAATCTGACGAGCGAGGCGAAGACTGGGCCAGCACCTATTGGGGATCAGTTGAACTCGCCCTCCGTCGTCGTCTCGACACCTTCAACAGGTCCATCAGGAACAGGTGAGAAAACTCGACTTCACATTGTCCTAGACCAGATATGCCTTTCCAAGCTAAACAAAGCCTGTGATGATAACGAGCGGACCACGTCTGCCCAGATCAGATACCTGATCCGTAATCATCTCTAGCTCACAACCTCGACGGCTACTACTCCGCTCCCTGTTGTGAGGGAGCGGAGACCATCTGACTCGTCAATATCTTATGCTGCTCTTCAGTCATCATAGTAATATTGCCACTGATTGAACGCCGCTCACCCTCGCAATCGAACGGGTAGACCATGTGGTTCAACCAGTGCGGAAAGATCACCATCTTCCCCACCTCTGGAATAACATTCAGGACTTTAGGCCAGCGAAAGGACGCCGCAGCTTTCTGGCTGGTCGGCCCGTTGACAAAGCTGATGCACCCGTCCATCCACCCAGAAGCATTCTTCATATTCGATGCCTCCTTGTTTCTCATGTCAGGCGGCACCTTCGTGTAGATCACAAAACTCATGGCACCGTCGAGACGGTTACCGTGATCGTGGATAGGATTATAATCCCCCCGAAAACTATGAACTGACCACGCCTCATAACAATCTGCGTGAACATAATCGACAGCACCTTGTTGTATTACATCCCCCGCCCCGATCATCATGAACCGTTTGGCGTATTCCTTGGCCAAGCTTTCCGCTACGCCATACACACCGTGGAATGCCTCGCATCTGTCTTTCTCAAGAAGAAGCTGCTCCCCGTTCTTGATCTGTCCGACGAGGTTTCCAGAGTAATCCTTTTCCTTGACGTTCTCTTCTGCCAGTAACTTGTCAATCTCTTCGTTAAGAAGGGCGACAAAATCAGGCGGCAAGTTCGTTTCGATTACGAGAAAATCTATTACGGAGTGCGCTCTAATCTCTGCCTTGAATGTAGACTGGGGATTGAACTGCTCCTGTGTATTGGAAGGGTTCTTTGTATTGGCCTGTTGATTTAAAGTATTCGACATCTCTTACTCCTTGTTGTCCGATCCACTTGAATCGAACTTTCCAGCAGTGAATCTCTGACATATCTGTGTCGGCTTTTCTGTGAACCGTCACACCAAGATCAGCCTTTGCAAACCACGCGGCTGACCCTGAAATGTCGTAGCCTTTCGGGGCGGGAAACTCCCCGTTGTCGCGCATCATTTTTGCAGGATGAGCGACAAACCAGACGTGAACGTCATGTGCCCGTGCAAAGAGACGGCACCTTGTCAGCATCTGACTGATCGCTTCTGTCTCACTTACCTTTGACTTGTCAATATCGACATAGTTGTAAGGATCGATAATCAATCCTCTCACCCCATATCGCAGGATCGCGGCTTGTGCCCTCTCTAATATCGACTCGATAGTCGCTGGTTCCCCGTCGTTCTGCTCAACAAAAAAGAAATGCCGGCCGCACCAGTCCTTTGCTTCGGCAAGTTCTTCCCGCGTCATCCTCATGCTAGGACCGTCATGGAAGGGAACACCCGAATGCTTTTCCATAAGCTTGATGATGTGGGTTGGGGGGTCGTTCTCGAATGAGCATACAGCAAACGACCATCCGTATGCCTCGGCCATATTCACCATGATCTGATCTATAAACTCAGACTTACCTGATGATGGGTGCCCCGTGACAATCGAAAGCTGACCGGGGCTGATTGTAAATAGTTCATCTACACAGTCCAGACCTGTAGACAAGCCACGCTGATGGCCGCGCTCATATATCTGGTCAACCTGATCAGCGTAATGATCGACATCGAATAGACCAGTGATAGGCCACGGCTTCGAGTCACCGATGACTTCAGATAACTTCTCACTTCCGTGCTTAACCAGTACATCGTTCGGGTCTTTGCATCCTTCAGGCCACTCAACCTGCCAGCACTTGATCTTGCCAATCCGTCTAGCAAGTTCTTCTGCGAGGGCTTGGCCGGGGCCGTCGATGTCAACAGCCAGAACAACCTTATCAACCTGTGTCAGCAAGTCTTTTGCCGCCCAGACAAAGCCGTACTTACGATCATTGTCAGGATCAACCTCGCCCTCCGATGCCTTCATCGGGGCACCATTCGGGACGCTGATAGCATTCAGGACACCGGCACTCGCTAGGCTTAACTGATCAATCTCACCTTCGCATATCACTAACGTGTCGGCATCTGCTGCTACCCGCTCAATACCAAAGAAACTCTGGGCACCACCAGTGCCCTCTTGGGTATGCGCCTTCTCTCCACCAGAAGTGCGGTACTTAACTGCGTATACCTCACCGTTGTTGTAAAACGGAAAGCCGACGCAGTCTGCTTCAGCCTGTAGTTTCTGAAAGTATTTTCGTGAAGCGGCAACGCCGTAATCCTTGACGACCTGAGGGCTGATCTTTCTCTCTTTGACAAGCCAGTCGATGGCTGAAGGCGGGGGGCTGTCCACCCGCTGGACTTTAGGATAAGAGCGGCGAGGCTTTACGTCCTTTCGGTCGTAATGGATTACGCCTTTTTCATCACAGTGGTGGCACTTGTAGACCAAGCGGTCGTTAAAAAAGGTCACAGCCATCGACCTTTCCCCGTCCTTCTTTCTTAAGTCAGAACAGGCGGGGCATTTAATCCTTGCGGTGGTCGAGTAACCTGACCTTGCGCTGTTTGCTCTGACCTCTATCTGATCGTGAATGTAATTGTCTTTATCGCTCATTTGCATTATAGTTCCTTACGTCTTGTTCTGATTCCCAATTTGAACGTGACCTCCCTGTTAACTACCGCCTCCACACGGAGGCGGTATTTTTATTACCCTGATCTCAGAGCGGGGGTTGTCTTTGTCGAGACCCCAAGCAATGTGCTTTTCCTTCACGCACCTATCATTTTCGTAAATGCGCCCTTGCATACAATCAAGTATCAACGACTCGTCAAGATCAGGGCGGCGACTGGCGTAATAAATTGTCATGTAAACAGCCACGTCCTGCTTAAATTTCTTATTGTATGGAATAATTGGATCAAGCACTGGGCATTGAGCAGCAAAAATCTTTTCGTATTCTATAGCCTGTGGAGATTTGATGAAGGCAGGGCGCTTGCCAAAATAAACCAGCCTTCTGCTGTTCGCCTTGCTGTGGGGTTGTCCCTTAATTTCAAACTCAATTTCAGTCATTGACTAATTATATACATGCTTATATAACTCATGGCAACAACAACCCACAGTGTGATATCTAATGGTCACTAACAAATACGGATTACCGCATCAGTTCGAGAACCTTTTAGCCCGTGACAAGTATGATTCCGGGGACAGTCGCATAACTATAACACGCTTGCTTTCGTCGCCAAGAATTTCGTTGCTACAAAAGCAGCACGAAGACGAAATTGTTACAGATATCTCTGATGATGTATGGAAACTTTTGGGCAAGTGCATACACACCGTGCTTGAAGAAGGTGCCGACGAGAGTGACATTATTGAAAAGCGGATGTTCGCTCAGGTCAATGGCTGGAAAGTGTCGGGGCAATGTGACGCCATCAGAACAGAGGGCGATCAAAAGTTCCTGATGGACTGGAAGTTTACCAGTGCCTACGCGATAGGAAAGAACCAGTTGAGTTGGGAGCAGCAATTAAATTGCTACGCATATCTCGCTCACCATGATCTAGGCATCAACATTGATAGGCTACAGGTGATTACGATTCTTCGTGACTGGCAAAAAAGCAAAGCAATGAACAGCAACAGCTACCCTCAAGCTCAGGTTCATGTGGTCGAGATACCCAAGTGGTCGTTTTCGGAGCAGTACGATTTTATCCTGCGACGGGTTAGTGTTCATCAGGATGCATGGTTTGAATACGACATTGACGGGTCTCTGCCACTGTGCAGCGACGAAGACAGATGGAAAAGGGATTCGGTCTGGGCTGTTCAAAAGGTTGGCGGTGTCAGGTCTGTGAAGAACTTTGAATCGCCAGAAGAAGCAGCATCGTTTCATCAAAAGATGAAAGCAAAAGAGGAGTATCAAGTAGTCGAACGAAAGGGAGAGCCAGCGCGGTGCGTTGGTAATTACTGTCAGGTCGCCCAGTTTTGCGACCAGTATCAACAGGAGGTCAGCAATGACAATAAATAGAAAAGATAGAAATCAATTTATCATTGACGAGTTTGAAGAAGGCGCAAGCATCAATGATATTGTGGCGAACCCTAGCGTCAACATCCAGTACAGCGCGGTGCGGCGAATTATTATCAACAGCATGGGGTATCAGAAATATAAACAAATTCTCAGGGGAAGGCGGAAGGTAAAGCCTGTCACTGATAATCAGGAAGAACAGCGAAAGCTGAAGCGCAAGAAAACTTTCTTGCAATGGCTGTTAGGAGAATAAAGAATGGCTAAATTTCACGAAGACTTAGTGGCGGCGTTGTCTGAAATCAGTAACCCGCCCTTAGATGGTCGAGCCAACTACGGCAAGTACGCCACATTACCAGCATGTCTGGAGACCGCCCGTTCAACACTGGCACAACATAACCTTGGCGTGGTGCAGATTACGTTGATTGATCCAGATAGATTGGTGACTCGCATTGTTCATTCGTCAGGGGAATATTTAGAAGATGGCGGCGTCCCCCTGTTGTGTGAGAATAATAACAACCCACAGAAGATGGGATCGGCAATCACTTACGCACGTCGCTATGGCCTTTGCAGTTTGCTGGGTATTTGTGGCGAAGAGGACGATGATGGGCAACGTGCTACACCGCAAAAAGAGTTGCCTCAAAAGAGAGTAGCCAAGCCAGTCCCTGACAAGCCAGCAGAAAAAACCATTTCTCCTGATGACGACATAGATTTACTTGACCCGGAAGGCATCAAGGAAATCTATTGCAGTTTCTTTGATAATATCGGAGCAGCGACTGAAGACACTATCGAAGACATGGGTATCGATGATGCCCGTGCAGCCAAGCGTGACCTTGTAAAGTTCTGGAACGATAACGCTGAACAAAGAGAGCAACTGCAAAAGCGAACAGACAAGGCTTCCGTAGAAGCTTTCGAGTTTATTACCAACCAAGTCAAGCTTACGCAAAGCTGGCTAAAATCCCGTATCGTAAAAATAGAGGAGACTAACTAATGCCGTGGAAACTTGAGAACAAACCCAAGGAAAATAATTGCAACCTTCGTCCAGCAAAAAACAAAACGAAGGACTCGCAAGCTGACTTTCGGGGCAACCTGCACATCTCTAAAGACCTCGTAAAATTTCTTATTGAGTGTGCGAAAGAAGGCAAGGAACCGCTGCTGTCTGTGCAGGGATGGGACAACGGAGTAGTTAACCGTTCAAAGGAAGGACAGTACGGTCCTAACATTCGGTTGTCCGTTCAACAGTATGACGAGTCATGGATGGATAAAGGACCGCAGCGTCCGCAGCCAGCAGTTGATAATGACATCGATCTTGACGACGACATTCCATTTTAAAAGGCGGTGTTATGAGTGAAAAAACAACATTTAATTTTGTGGTTGAGGCTGATCAACTTGAACGATTGCGGCGAAGATCGAAGCAAGAGGAAAGGAGCATCGGGTCTTTGATCAGAGAAGGTCTCGAATACATCTTAACCAATCGTAGTTACGAGCAAGGCATTCGTGACTGCTGTCAGTGGTTGCGTAAGTCTACCATCATTGATGGCAAAGACTTGCCTGACGGTCGGACATTCAACGAGTTTCTTTGTGATGAAATGTCCTCTGCTTTGAAGGCTACTGACGCATCTGAGAAAGAGGATTCTCAAGAGCCTTCTTAATTCTATCTGCTACCGATGTTTCTAAATCTTTTATGGACGCCTTTGTATCTTTTTCGAGGGCGTCCATATTTCTTCTGACTGCTTCTCGTCTAGCATCAAAACGATCTTGTTCTTTTTGAAGAACCTTACGAGTGTCGTCCTGAATTGCTTTGATGCGGCGGTCCATATTCTCTGCAATTCTTTCAATGCGAATGATCTCACCCTTGAGATCGCGCTTGATTGTCCTTGCTTCGTCTCTTGCTGCGTCAGCAGAGTCTTGGATATTCTGCTCTAGCTTTTCAAAAACAACCATCTCCTTACGAAGAGCAGACATATCTGTAGTTAGGATTGCAAGTCGCTTATCAAATCCTGACAAGTCAGGAGCAGCATAGCTTTCTATCTTCTCTCGCATGTCCATGTAATCTTTATAAAACTCGAACCCTCCCCACATCGCGCCGCCCAAGCTAGACAAAGCAGTAAGAATGACAGCTATCTTACCGCCTCTAAACTTAACCCCGCCTACCTCTACCTCTGCCATCTCACTCGCTCTCCATCAACAACCAATTATTTCTGTGGGCCTCTTTGATCTCTGCCTTGCTTTGACCGTGATATAAAACAGCATTGTGCGTTGCGATAAGTAAGTCGTTTACAGTGGTGTCATCCACCACAAACTCTCCCAAGATGCGCCCAAACTTTCCTCGTGACTTGTCAACCCTAGTCCTTAAAATCTGGGAGCTTTCAAGAGGGAGGTGGTATTCTACGAAAGCCTTGGCGCGAAGGCCGTACTTCTTCTCTTCTTTGTCGCGGGTTCTGCTTTCAGGAGTGTCTACGCCATACAAACGAACTCTTTGCTTTGATAACCAGACATCAAATCCCAAGTCGATGTCAACGTCTACCGTGTCTCCATCAACTACCCTGACTACTTTGCATTTGTATTCATACATATCTGCTACCTGTATTGTGTGCCTATCAAAGCACTGTGACCTGCATCGCTGCCTCCGAACAGCATGTACTCAGCAAAATTATTCTGAGGCAAAGACCCGTCTGGGATAGTTGTAGGCTGGAAAAATCCCTGTATATCTTTGAGTGCTGACTGCTGCTTGAATATATTACTGCTGGATGAGATCACATTCATAACCGCCAAAGTTCTGATCTGGTTTGTTGCATCGTAACGCGACTTGTCGTTCATCTTATCCATAATTTTTTTACCAGCCTTCTCTTTTGCCTTTTGCGCCACGACTTTTTTAGGCTCTGATTTTTCTTTCGGGCTTTGCTGTTCCTTGGCTTCCCTAGTTTCTACGGGTCGCTCTTCTGTTGCCTCAGGCTGCTCTTCAGGCTCTGACTCGTCAGGCTGTGCTTGTTCAGGCTCTGACTCGTCAGGCTGTGCTTGTTCAGGCTCTGGCTGCGGCTCCGGTTGTGCCTCAACCTCTGCTTCTATTTCTGCAACTACCGACTCTGAAACCGAGACTTCTTCGGGGGGCGCTGGTGCTGCAGCAATAGGTGCAGCCAACTCGATTGTTGGTATTTCTTGCACTTCGGCTATCTGAATAGGAGCAAGCGGTGCTACCTCAGGTTCAGGGGCAGGTGCCGAAAGCACAGGAGCGGGGGCAACAGTAACTATTGGGGCGCTGATCTCTTCAGTAATCAGGTCAATGACTTCTGCCTCTACCAACGTAATAAGATCAAACGTAGTTGTAAGAAAGGGCGCTGCAAACCGTGGCCCAAAAAACCCAGTTGAGAAGCCAGCATCAATACCGAACAACTCAAACCCCCCAGTAAGTTCTGTAAAACTATTTGACGGTATGATCTGCGAGAAATCAAAAGAACGAACGCCTGTAAAATCTAATTCAACTTCGTGCTTAAACTTGTGAACGACAGAGTTCTGCTCTGACAGAGTAAGCGTTAAATTAAAGATGTCTTTGCAGTCCGATCCCTGCATTACGTTTCCACCTACGCATGACGAAAGAGTAGAGTTACTGGGATGAGACTCAACATCTACACCGTAGTCCATTGTGAACCCACGATTGATATCATCAATGGTCATGTTGTCTTGAAAATTAAACGTAGTGGAGTAAGTTCCTCCCGGTCCTTGAGTACCTGCTGTGCAAAACTTCCCAGCTTCGCAACCTCGTTGAGCGCCAGTGCCAGCTTCTGTCTTGGTCCCACCTGACTTAGTAAACTCGCTCATGCCGGGGAGTTGATTGGCGGTGGTTTCTGACCCGACCACAACTTCTGTGCTTTGAGATATCGCGGCACCAGAAAAAATTATGACGCACACGAAGGCACACGCTGACGAGTAAATATAATTAGTCAGTGTTTTGATCTTGATTTTCATTGTCCCACTTGCCTGATGCATTAAAATCTTCAAGCTCCTGCTTCTCTTTCTGCAAACGCTTTTTTTCTGTCTGCGCTATTTCTACTAAATTAATATAAAACATGGACTGTTCAGGGGCTTCAAGATAGTTTCGCCCCCAAGCCACTACTGCATCCTTCCCAATTTTCCCACGATAGGGGCATGGTGTTGCGGACATCATCATGGCGTCAAACACCCGTGCGTCCTGACATAGAAGGCTAACTCCAGCAACCTTCATACCCATACCGTACAGGCTACGAGCCAGCTTAATTCTCTCACAATTTTTATCGATGATGGTGTGGCCCGTGGACAAACCCAAAAAGCCTGTCTGTGCGCCAACGCTCATACCTGATCGGCATACATCATTATTGTTTACCACAATGCTGGGAGCAGATGCTGTAGGAGGCGTCTTGTCAGTTACCACCGTAGAACTGACTGTGTTTGTGTCAGCGGCATTTGCTGCGCTAAGAGGCACAAGCCCAGCGAAGAGGATGACGAATATGAAAACAAGTAAATTTTGTTTCATTTCTTCGACTTGTCATTAGTGCCTTTCTCAGGCTTCGGCCTAGGCTCTACCGCTTGCTCGTAGTAAATAATAATTTGTTTTTGCTGGCCAATGTATCGCTGTAACTCAGCCATATTAAGAGAAAGAGTTTCGTAGTCCCTCACACTAAATGCGTAGAACAAAAACTCCCCGTTCTTCTTGGTGTATTTCTTTTTGAACTGATCAAAGTTTTGATCGGTCACAACATACCACGTTATATCACTCAGCTTCAGTGGACGTGGCCGCTGCTGTGTGGGAATAACCCGCTCAACTTGAACGGTCTTTACCTCTACCTGCTTAATCGGGTTCCAGTTACCGCAACTACTTAACAGTAGCAGGGTCGGGGGGTAAAGCAGTAAGGCTTTCCAATTTTTCAAAAAGCTTTTTCGTACCATTGTTAATCTTATTCTCCACTAAGTTAGGCTTCTTCTGGCTCAACCTAGTCAAATCGTGTTTCCGCAATTTATCTATTAAGTTATTCCTGTATTCCTCAGCCTTCTGTAACTTAGTCGCTAGATTTTTATTCAGGACGCGGAAATTTTCTGCATCCTCAACAAGCGTTTGGATCGTATCGTCTTGTAATTTTTTAGCCACCTCAAGTTTAGCATTGTTCTCTGTCAGCGTTTTAATTTTTTGCTGGGTATCTTTATAGTAATAATACCCACCATAGCCCACTCCTCCCACAAAACCCAGAACCACAATAAGAGCGTAAACTTTTAGCATCGCTCTAAGCTCCTATTTTTTAGCACTCATGTAAGCTGTCATCCCCATGTAAGCGCCGACGACGCCAGCCATGCCGATGTAAAAAAGGCCAAAGAGATCAGCCAAAGCTTTAATCCGAGAATCAGGAAAAATAGGAAGGAAAAGCAGAGCAGTAAAAACGAGCATGGATATAATAGAAATCCAAGCCATCTTTCTTTGAGCGTCTGCCTTTTCTTCTGCAACCTCGGCTTCGTGTATGGCTTTGACTGTTGCAAGCTCAACATCGCTAACCACACCATCCCCATCAACGTCGTACTCCTCGTAGACACTGTCCTTTTGCAGGGTTTTCTTTCCCTTAGTAGCCATTGTCCTCTCCCGTCTTCATCATGTCACTCAAAACATTTGCGCGGTCACCCACTTGCCTTGCCCACTTCGAGTCAAGCATCTCAACACTAGCATCTTCGTAGCGTCCGTTCTCAATGTGAGCGAGTGTGTTGACAAACTTAGACAAGGAGCCAAGGCCCATGTTGAAAGCCATGTCCACCACAACTCTCTGACGCACGTCATCCATATCAGACCACCACGGGAAGGCGCTCTCTACTTCTTCCTGAAAGTCCCTGATGTCATTGGCAAGCATCAACTCAATCTCATCATCTGACAGCCCACGGTCTACCAGATTGCGTCCAACGCCGATGGTCTCAATACCCTCCGTATCAAGATAGACCTTTGAGCGCACACCTTCGTGAATCTTTAGCTGTGTTATTAACCTGTCAATATCCATAATGCCTAGCCTCGTTTAAGTTACTGGTAACTTACCGTCATAAAATTTTTGCGACCAACGCCTGTGTCTTAGCAACGGCCTCCATATTAATGGAAAAGCCCAGCTTATTTTCATGACCGTCGAGTTAATCAGGTTATACGGAAACCTCATAGGTCTCATATAATCTATAAACAGTATCACCCGTAATTCGTCAGTTTCATTAACGGCGTAGTGATTGTATGTGTCATCAAACAGAACGACCTTGCCATTCTGCCAGTGATACTTGTCGCCCTCTACGTTGATGTGGCACTTTTCCGGGTCGGGTATAATCAAACCCATGTGTATACGCAGCACCCCAGCCCACGGCCCTTCGTGTGGGTTGAGCGCCTTCTCTGGACCTAAGACAGAAAGGTATGCAGAAACAACCCGCTTGTCTTTGTTGAGTATGTTCATGAGGGCGGGGAAATTAGAGGCGTTCTTCTTAAAAGTTATGCCAGCCCCTTTGAGAAAGAACATGCGCCACTTGTCGTCGCTGCTTATGTAGGTTTGATCCGGGGATATATCTTGGAATGGCGCGAAGTCATCGTACCGCTCCATAATTTTTTTGGTCTCGTCCAGTATAAGGAAGTAGTTCTCCTCCAACTCACTAGACAGTGGGGTTGAGGAGGGGGCGAAAAACTTCTTGTCCCCCCACAGACAGGCTTTGCGAAAGGGCTTCTTCACAATCTGTGCAAGCCTGTACGCACTCATTGCACTGCTATCTGTCTGAGTATCGGCACCGCTGCTGTGATAGCTAATTCCTGCTGCCTAATGATGTTAAGCAACTCCCTCTTTACTTCCGGGTCAATCGGTGACCTGAGGATTTCGTTCTTCTGTTCTCGCACCTCTTTAAGCTGCTGACGAATTTTCTTTACCTCATTCTCCAAGGCAAGGACCGTTCCCCTTTTAGTCGCAATCTCTGTAATCTTTTCGACATCGCCTTCGCGTTCAGCCGCCTTAAAAGTATTAACGGCTGTTTTAACAAGCTGGTCTAGCTCATAGAACTGAATGACAGTGCCGCGACTGTTGGGGTCTTGGAAGAAGCTCCTCACCATAGGAAGGCTGTACCAATTCTTATCGGGCGGGAGCGGCTTATCGGGAGATTGGAACGCATCTATCATATGACTTGCGGCTGACAAACCATAACTTCCCAGTGTCCCAGTATACCCTTTGATAAGGTGATCAATTTTGAGCGGCGAGATATTTAATTGTTTGGCGAGATTAAGCGCAAGACTGCTGGTCCCTTGGAACTTCTGATAGTCAGGGTCCAAGTTCTTCATATAAGCAGGAACAATCTCTCTCCCCGAAAAGATTGAGTAATTAGTCCTTACTTCCAGAGCAGGGGTAATAATCTGAGGGGGGTTAACTGCTAGTGTTGAGGTTATGCCTCGTATGAGAGAATCTAGGACATCTTTCCCTGTGTCAGAGTCAAACGACCATTGCATAATTCTCTCAGGCATTGTCTTAAATAAGAAACCAACCTCAAACGGAACTGGTATTTTTACACAAGCCCCGCCAAAAGGTGTGGGCACAAACCAGTTTAAGTCTCTGGCTTCAGCAGTCGCGTTCTTGTAACAATCTGCATCTCTCATAAGCATGCTATACAAAGCTGTTGTGCCTACAATAAGAGAAGCCTTCGCAAGAGCCGCCTTTCGAGAAGCGTTTGGGTTCGCCGTTTCTTTGCTAAAACCAGCCCTATACAAGACATCTAGCCCCTGCAATCGTGCATTCAAAAAGGGAGTAACAGCAGTAATAAGGCGGATTGTTGCGCTTGATCCGCGTCTGCTAAAGTTAAGAACTTCAAGCGCCTCAAAAACAGCTTGGGCTTCATTGCCAGTTTTTTCCAAAACCCTTTTATAAACCGCAATTCTTGTTGATGCTTCTGAGGCATTGGTTGCAACGGTAGTCGCATCCCATAATTTTTTAAAAGGACTAGCCGCTGTTTCTAAAACGCCAGATGGCTTTTGAGTTTTTGTTTTACCCTTAATGTATTTGGCCATGTCTTTAGGGTTTCCGGCAAAATCAAACCCTCCAAAAACCCCAGCCATCCTTAAAGCCTCGGAAGACTCGCTGCCTCGTATAACGTCCATAACGCCTTTTGCGCTATCAATAACTGGTATGTAATTTTGCCCCGATGTAACCCACGCGCTTAACGTATCACGCATCATATTCCGCAACATAAATCCGGGGTCTCTTGTAACAAGTTCCCTCAACACCCTTGCTGGACTTGCTGCAAAACCAACAAACACATTATCCATAATACTGTCGGTGTTCTGCCCCAGAATTGTCATGCTCGTGTAGAGAAATTCATCAACAATTTCAAAGTAACGATCAACACCGTCCACTCGTATCTGAACAGTTTGCCTTGGTTTGTTTCCTGACTCATCAGGAGTAACCTCAGAAGCTACTCCCAAGGTCAGGGAGTCTCTGATAACTCTTTGAGCGGCTATATTCTTCATGCCGCCCTGTATTGCTGTAGCTGTGTTCCTTGCGACGTTATCTAGAAAATCATCTACCCTGCGAGGGGCGGCATAAAGATCAACCGAAACATCTGGATTAGATTGTCTTAGGGCACGAACAGACGCGACGGCTTTGTTGTAACTGTCGTACTGTTCCGGCTGAACCTGCCCGTCTATATCTATTTGGAACACCCTACCAGCGCCAACAAGACGCTTATCAACTCGCTTACCGTCTAGTGGAATGCGAGACCGTCCGCTTCCCTCCGCTCCTTCTAGGGGGGCCAAGCCCTGACCATAGGTTCCAAGCGTAGGATCGCCGGGATAGAAGTATGTCAGGTCTTGAGTTCCGTCAGCGCCCTCTAAAGACTGTCTGTAGTAGGGGGTATAATCAGCAGTATTAATCCACGTCTGACCCATCTCGGCTGTGATTAGCCCAGTATCAACCATGTACTTAACTAGGTAGCTGTTCCAGACCTGATATTCATCAAAGACTTCTGCAAAGTAATCATACTTGTCACCAAGCGACAAACCATTAAGGACATCCTGATCAGTCATGCCAGAATTGATTTTCTGTTTGTTAAGTCTTTGCGCCCTTCTTGCCTGAGCATAGGTGCCAAACTGAGAAACAACGCGGTTCTCTAGGACAGGGCTTAGTATAAAAGCAAGGCCGCGAATTGATTGACCTTCGACATCACTCGTTACATAGGTAAACCCTAGCTCCTTATCGTAAACAGGAACTCCGTCATAGAAAGCAGCCTTTGTTACCCCTGCATGTTGTTCAGCCATGAGAACAGCAGAGAATGCGCTGGCATCCGCTAAAACTTCTCCCGCAATCTTTGCTGCTTTTCTGGAAAGAACAGATATAGCTTCATACTTGTTAAGTATATTTTTTCTAAATTGACTTTTAATCAAGTCCCAGTTGTTGCTAAACAATACGCTGTCTGTGTAATCACCAAAGATTGCACTAAGCCAAGCCTGACCAGCGGTCTCCTCTGTATTAACAGCTTGCGTTTTGTTGATTGTTTCCTGAACTTCAGGGCTTTCGTCCTTGACCGTGCCGCCCCTAGAAAACTTTTCCTTTGCAGCCTTGTTAAGCTTCAGGACAGGGCGACCAGTTGGCTTTTTAGTTTTAAAAGTAAGCGCAGTTTCCTGAGCCGTAGTAGACAAGGCAGAGAACTTTGGCCCTAAGTGATTTGCTTTCCTGTAATTTTCTACGTCCTCACGGAGGTTGTCCTTTATCATAACCTCGCTGTTAGGATAGGCCGTAGTTATACCAAGGAACTCTTGCCCCGACTTAGCATCGGTCACTGTATCGAAAACAACTTTGACCTGCGTCTTTGAACCCACGGGTTTCCACAACATTTCAAGAGACCCTGCGCGGCGGTTCTCTACAAACTTAAATCTTGACTTGTCAACACCAGATACCCGTGCCTCAGTGTAAGCATCTAAAGCGGCAGCAATAGCAGCATCTGAACTCGTAAACGGTAAATCTTCTATGCCTCTGAAATGATCATCGTGTAGCCCAGCGTGGGCCTGACCGTAACCACCAGTCTCGTAATTCTGACCAGCAGACATACGCACATTTAAAAATTTAGTGTTAAATGGAAGCTTACCCCAAACATCACTGCGTGTTCCGTCTGCCCTTGCTCTTTTTACAAACCTGTTTGGCGCAGCGTTACGGGGGTCTTGTGGGTACTTACGAGAAAACCTTTCATCGGGAACAAAGTTTTCTTGCGTATTGAAGCCAGTTTCATCTTGAAGCTCTTGAAGATTGACAGGCTCTACAAGGGTTTCAATACCTTCGTTAATAACAAACTCTGGCAGTATCCCAACTTTCTGGTCTGCATAAACTGTATCAACAGCAGAAGCGTTTTCATTTTGCTTGGCTGCTGGTCCAAAGTTGACCCAAGAGTTTTGGCCACGGGTCTCGCTCGCTAATGCTGCGCGAGCGAGCGGACTGAACATAACCGCATGGCTGGCATATGCAGCATCTTCTCCAGCAGCCCTGAACCCAAAGCCTTCCTTAACGTGCCCGAAGTAATCATGAACCGCCCGGAAGATGTCATTCACCCTAGCTCGACGACCTGATATGAACTCGTCAGTAAGGCGCAGCATAGGGTTATCAGCTACTTCTTCCGCAGTAATCCCGTCTGTGCCAAACCCTGCATCGGTGGGGAAGACATACATATGGTTGTTTTGTTTTACATCTTCGATCATCTCACGCGGCGAGGCGGCGTAAGGGTCAACGTCAGATGGATAGAACTCTACCTCAAGACCAGTGTCTTTGATGAAGTCATATTGCGTCATGACCTCTTCCGCCAAAGCCTCGTAAGCCGCTTGCGTAAAGGAATCCTCTGGAGTGTTCGGCATGTCTTCGTATGCTTGCGCTATACGAGTTGCCCGTTCTCCGTCCACTGGTCCGTAAACGTAATTACCAACAAGCTCAGGCACACTGCGCCCAACGGTTTGACCGTATTCACGGGCAGCTTGTCTTGCTGGTGCAAACGGCTCAGTGGGAACTGGGCCTGTTCCGGGTATGTTGTAGGAAGCTGGTAGCCCCTCTACCCTTACCTCTTCTTGCGCGGTAGCACCCGACCTATCCTGTGCCTGTAACTGTCTCTCGCTTCGAGATAGTCCTGCTCTGTCGGGTATGCGGCTCTCGACGGCGCTGTCGGTACTCCGGCGACTAAACTTTTCTCTGTTTCCATACTTGAGTCTTGCGCTTGTGATGGAGTCTTCGAGTAGCGGCTCAAGTTGGCCCCGCTTAAAATTCTTGACCCGTTCTGCAACAGCGGGTCCGTATCTTTGATGAATCCTTTGTAAGTAGCCACCACCTTCTTTGTCCTCCGTCCAGTTATTTTCTATATAATCGCCTTCGTAATAAGCTGCCTCAACATCTAAATCAAAACCCATTTCCTCAGAAATTTTAGATATGGCGCTTATCACATCTCCATCAGGCTCCAACCTAGCCAACAAACCGGCTTTCTTTGTATCAAAGAGAATAAGCATTGAAGAATTGCCATTCTCGTCAATAGTCCCAGTGTAACCTGTGATAATGTTATCCTCATCAGGCAACCGGGCATCTTCTTTTCCAGCTTTGCGTTCTTTGGCTAACTGTTTTTCAGCTTTCTTAGTTCCTGCTAATTCAGCATTGCGTATTTTGTCCCACAGTATGGCCATGTTTGTGTCGTTATTCAACAAATCTTTTGACACATCACTGGGGCGAATTTTTAAAGCAAGCTTAGATTTGCCTGTTTTGGTAGGCACAATCCGATAGGGAAACATTCCTGTTTGCTCTACCGCATAACCGATAATACTAGCCATATCCATCATTGCTTCTGGAGAAGCAACAACTTGCTCTACCATGTTTGGATTAAGACTATCGTCAAGCCAACCGCCCGTAGAAACATAGCGATTTATTTCAGCAACGCCTGTCACTTCTCTGGCAAAATCAGCGGCAGCTTCAGCAGCTATACCCGTGACTTCCTTTTGTCCGATAGCAGGTAGCTGATAATAATCTACAAAGGTCTCGGAGTAAGGGGAGCCTTCTCCAAAAGCTACCTCAAATGGCAGGTTCCTGATATTAAACAGAATTGATTCTTCGGCTGTTTGTCCCGGCTTACCAAGGAATTTAGTCGTCGCCATCCAGCCAACAGACTGCACCTGATATGGCGTCCAGCCGCCGCCCTTGTAGTTTATGTCATTGAGGTGATCACTAAGCGCCCTCATAAAGTCGCCTGAACGCTCGTACTGGTTTTCCCCCGGAGAGCCTGACGTGTCAGTCTCAACACGCACACCGTAGTTTTCCTGCAAAAACTTCTGATAGGTTGCGTCAACAAATCCAGTGTCTCTGAGAGAATGAACGTCTGCAACGGCAGGTGCCCCACCGCGTACATCGTCACCCATCCATGACCGCGTTTCTCGCAGAAGCCCACTGTCTATAAAATCATAGAGCTTCTGTGCGCCCCCTGAAGGCAGTTCCCCACCTGCCTCCATCGCCATCCAGAAATCAAATAACCTATCTGCCGCTAAACCAGCTTCTACTTCTTGTGAAACAGGAGCTTGCGCCGCTTGCGTAAGAGCTTGCTCTCTTGAACGAACAGCATTCATAGCCGCTGTCGAAGGACTAGCCTGTTGGTTAGCCATAAGCCATGCGGCTAAAAAGTTAGGCCAGTCTTTGCCAAAATACTTTTGATACGATTTGGCTGCTTCTGGATACCATTCCCGTGCCGCCGCTATCCCGGCATCATCAAGACGGGTTTCTGTCTGATTGATCCAGTCGTCAAATGTAATCTTGCCAACAACAGCGACTACTTCCCCATCATCGTTTACGATTTCTTGGCGTGGGTTTCGTGGTCCTGTAGACTCGGTAGCACCCGCAACATCTGTCCTCTTTGCCTTCCTGCCTAGACGTGCTTGTATTTCGTCTTCGGGAGGGGTGGGAAACGGGTTATCTCCAACTGGAGCAGGTGTCTTACGGGCACGTTTTCTAGAGAACTTTTCGGCTGTTGGAAAGTCGGGAACACGACCCTCTCTTTCAACCGTAGCTGTCTCTGCTGCGTTAAGATTAACTGGAGTAGCGGTTGTCTCTGTAGCCCTGCCGCCAGACCGTCTCCCTCGAAGGGGTGCCGCACCAGCATCAAGACGCTGGAATATCTCGTTACCAGTTATGATGTCCGCGTCTGCCGCCGCTTCTTTAACAAGCCTAAAGAACTCAGCAATCTTACGGAAAATGTTTCGCGTCTTAGGCGGGAACACGCGACGACCTGCGGCGTAATCTCGGAACGCTTCCGCTACAGCTTCCTCTACAAGTATCTCTTCACTAGGAGGATTATCTCTGAGGGCTTCGGCCCTGTCCTCGTAATATGTTTTGTCAGTACCGGGACGCTTGGCCTTCTTCACAAAAGACTCTAATGCTGCCTTCTCCTGATCAGTAACAACACCAGCCTCGTAAGCTGCGTGAATAAACTCGTGATCAAGCACTTCGGCAAGAGCAGATATGTTTTCTTGATCTGACTTTGACGGATCAACAACAGGATCAAGCGCCAATCGTATAGTCTTAATAAGCTGACCAGCTTCTTCCTCGGCTCTAAACACACCTTCAGCGTCAGCTTGGATTTCCCCGCTCTCTATACTTTCAATTAAGTTGTTGAACTTAAGCCTGACACCCTCTAGCGCAGGATTGGCTTTTACCCTTGCTTGGAACCTATCGTTAATTGCCCTAGCTAAAGGCTTAAGCCTCTGCAACAGTTCTTGTTTTTTTACACTGGGTGGAGCCGTTCTTTCGGGACTGCCCCTCAGAACCAAACGACGCTTGATTGTTCCGTTCTTATCTAGTATTCCGCGACGAATAAGCTCTCGCCTGATTTCACCAGCCACTTCTTTCCGTCGAGCGCCTTTTATATTAGGTGCGCCAACTGCTTCTAGAATTAACTTATCTGAAACTTTAGCTGCCTTAGGGGGAGGCTTTGAGGTGTCTTTCCAAACCTCCGCTGTCCCCGTTTCCCTAATCGCTTTTGCTACGTCAGCAATCTGCTGTGCCGTGAAATGAGGATACTTAATAACAGGGATAGAGGTTTCTTCTTTGAACTCCGGCATCGCGTCCAGCCGCTCAAACAAAGCATTCCGCTGCACCTGCGACATATTTTGTGGCATTGATTTGCCTGTCGTCCGCAACGCAAACGTCTTAAACGACTCATCGCCAAAGCGAATGTTCTTAGTTGACGCTAGGTCTTCTATGTCTCTGACCGTAACATTAAGAGATGCGTCTTCTGTAAGTGGCCTTTTCTTAGCAATGATGGCGCTTAAGGCTTTGTTGGAGGCTCCTGTTTCAGCCACCTCTTCAATAGTATAAAGGCCATCGTTCTGCACGATCTCTCCCGGTCTGAGAGAAACCGCCATAGTCCGCTTACGATCTATTTGAGAAGCAACTTCTTTACCAACTTCCTCACGGCTAAAAAATCCCAGAGGAGTTACTGTTTCCCTAGCAGCATCTAGAGTAGCAGCGGTTTCTTCAATCTTATTATCTTCGAGCGCACGACTTGCCGCCGCTTGTGTGAACTCAACTTCAGCAGCTTCAATAGCTGTCGGCACTCTTTCTGTTAAAAGATTGGCAGCTTCTTGAGCAAGGTCAAGAGTTTGGAAAGACGGTGTCCGCACCTCACCCGCAGCATTAACAACTGCAAATCCACCGTTAGGCATTTCGCGTACAGTGAATGGGCCAAGAGGCGCACCCGACCCGATATCTTCTCCCAAACCTGTGGGGGCAACATTGTTGACTGACTCGTCAATGATAGTTTCTACAACCTGAGAGGGGCTATCAGTCGTAAACTCTGCTTCGTTGTAGCTTAGAAGAAGAGGACCATCTGGATCGGGAGTAATGACTTCACGAGCGCGAGCCTCTCGCTCCGCTTCCTGCTTGTCTAAAAGCTTTTGTACCTGATCTACTTCGTCTTGAGTTCTGGTTTTCTTAAATCTTTCAGATGCGGTTCTAACCCCACCGCCCATCAATGCGCCAGCAGCACCGGCATTGATCATCATCTTTCTTAGTTCAGCGCCATCCAGTTCCTGTCCGGTAGCCTCGACCGCTGTTACCTCTGCTATTGCTTCCTGCATAGCCTCGGTAATTCCCTCAACAGCCATACCCTTACCAGCAGCTTTGAGATACTCCCGCTTGATAGGCTTGAGTAGCGTTCTTTTTGCTACCTCTTCAGCAGATTCTGTTCCTAATCGCTTAACAAGCTGCCCTCCAATCTTTCCGGGCAGGATTGAATCAAGCGCCGCTATTGCAGTACCTCCAGCAAATGCTGCTTCAGGATTTACAACGGATGAGTCTTTCGACTTAATTGACTCTTGAACTTCGCCTACACCAAGGGTAAGCGAAGGAATAAATGCGCCCAGCAAACTACCAATCGTTCCGCCTATTGCGGCTCCCGGTATTGCACCAACGCCGCCAAAAAACGCACCTACTGCTGCCCCTGCTTTTGTCCCAAGCTTTGCTCCTACCAGACCACCAGCAATCGAAGGAGCAAACATTACAGTTTGTTCGGGGATGGTGTCCGTAAGCCACTCGCCAACGTCACCTAAGTTATCAATGTCGGTAAATTGTATGGCAGGAATTTCGCGCTCTTGTTCTCTTTTAACAAAAGCTTCGCGACCTTCTCGGCCAAAGCCTGTAAGGTCTTCGGACCCTGTTAGCTCACCCGTAGCCTCAACAGCACTGGCACTAAGCCCACGAAGCTTGCTAACGCCAGACTCAAAAGACTCGCCCACACGATCAAAAAAACCTGCTTTGTCTCGTGCGGCATAGGGGTAGACGTATTCTGGTTTAGGTAAACCACCAATATACTCTTGAACTGCTTGATCTATAACGGAATCTGGAGTCCCATCTGGAAACTCAAGTATTGTCCCGTCTGCTTGAACAGCCTGTATCATTGGCTTATACGCTTGCCTTTATTATCGTATTGAATTGTTTTGCCGCTACCTTGGCCAGCACCAGCCGGTGCGGCCCCACTTGGAATGTCCAGACCCAACAAGCGGTTAATTTCTCTTTGCATGACACCCTGCTGTTGCCTCAAGTTATCAAACTCTTTTCTGGCCGCTTCTTCTGTAAGACCCTTTCTCTTTGCCTGTGAAATATAAAGATCGACCCCATAACCTAGTGTCTTTTTAATACTATCAATTTGGGCATTGTAGCTCTTAACTAGCTGTTGCTTTCTTGTGGCCGTTAAAAGATCATCACCCTTCATTGACTTAACTAAACCAGCTATGTCTTTTCCTCTGGTTTTTAATTCTCCAATGCGATCTTGCACCGCTGCTTTCTCAGCATCAGTCAAAGGTTGACCACCCCTGCTTTTCCCACTACGAAGCAAGTCTTCAAGCTCAACAATGTTAGCTTGAGTTTCTCCAAGCTGGTTTGCAAGAGAGTTTTTTTCTCTTTCATCCTTTGCTGCTGAAAGCCGAAATCTTGCGTTCTCACGGTCCTGAGTGGTTCTTGCAGTAGCAAACTGCTGTTCGGCTTTAATTACATTGATCTCAAGGTTGCGCGTCTTTTCAAATCTATTGAAAGCTTTTTCATCAACATCTCTACGCACCTTATCAAGATCACGAAGCTCTCCACGCAACTTTGAAACCTCGTCTTTTCTGCCAGCGGCTTCTGCTACTTCTAGCTGCGTAAGCTTTGCTTCTGCGTCAAACAAAGCATTCTCTTGCTTTCTAACTTCGCTTAAGCTTTTACCGTAGCTTGCAATCGCAGGGGCTGCTTCGCCAATAGCTTGAGTAATAAACGGGCTTTTAGAACCAGCAATTCTAGCGGCAGCTTCGAGAAGCGCAAGTCCAGCAGCCTCATCGCGCTGGCCACCAATAGCATCTCTCCTATCAGTCAAAGCCGTAGATAAATCTTTATACGCAGAGTCAGCCGTTAATGCCGCCTGTGCACCTGTTAACGCTTTTTTTGCTGCCGCTTCGGCGCTAGTAAGGGACGAGCTATAGGTAACCGCTGGCGGCTGTTTTGCTGCTGCTGCCTTTAACCTGTCTTCATACGGATCAAAATTAGTATTAAACCCAGCAACTGGACCGGCCGAACGCTCAGGCAGCAATGCAGATACATCTACTGGCGGTGCTGCCCGTGCTGCTGGAATGTTGAGGTCAAATTTACTAGGGTCAAATTTTATTGGTCTAAATGGGTCAGCCTGAAATGGGGTAGGACGAGGTTCGTAACCACCGGGAACAAGCTTTGATGTTGCCGGTACTGTCGTTGATGTTGCCGGTACTGGCTTTGCATCAGCCTGTGCTTTAAGAATTGCTTCCCTATAGGCACTGGGATCACGCAAATAATCTTTTAAAGAATCTACAGCCTGTGTCCTGCCTCTTCTCCTAGCAAGATAATCTTTATCTATGGGCATGGTCGGGAAAAGTCTATCCATTGCCCTCGCTGCTGAAAAACTAGGTGACTGCATTGTAGCGGCTGGGTTAAAATTTGCACGAGGTGAACCCGGATAATCCAATGCGTAAAAAGTTTCAGCAAATTTTTCCGGATTGAACGCCCCATTATTAAAATAAGGCGTTCTATTAAACAGGGTTGGCCCATCAAGTCCATCTAAAGAAATGCCATTTTGAGCTTTGATCTTTGCAAGACCACCATCAGCCATACGAGTTACTGGTAACTTATTGGCCATTGGTTGGGGAGACGGGGGCATGGTTGCCATTGACTGCTCAATAGGTAGGTTCTGTGGCTGGGTAGACATCCTGTTCTGAGGCTGCGCCATAGCACCTAGACCACGCGCCATGTTAGCCGCAGGAGCAAGTATGTCCTCTGCAACCGTCGTAGAGCCTTGGGCTTGGTTCTTCTGGTACTCTTCCTTCATTTCCTTGCGACGACCCATTTCGGTCATCACTAGAAACTGAGGAACAGTGCCTTGAGAGTAAGCAGTCCTAAGCTGATTATCGCTTAGGTCTTTTAACTTATCTTGGATTTGAACAAGGTTTCCTACCATCTTACTTCCCCTTTACCCCAACAGCTTAGACAGGCCAGCAGCGCCCAAGCCAAGACTTAAAAGAGGTGCATACGGACTGGGCGGCGGCTCCATACGGCGCACTTCTGATTCTGGCGTAATAGGAACACCGCGAAGGATCGAAGACAGATACTGTAGCTGACCTCTTTCATAGTCTCGCTGATTAATAAAATCTTGAAAACTAAGATCAAGTTCTGCCTGTCGCCTTAATCTTTCTGACTCACCTACACCCGCTAAAGCAGCAGCCTGTTCTAGTCGAGTCTTCTGTAACGCAGGAGCAGCGCCCAATATCGCTTCGGCCCCCGCAAGACCAAGACGATCAGCGGTTTCTGCTGCTGACAATCTTCGTTCCTGCTGTATTCCCGCATCAGATAAAGCTTGCGCCCTTGTTTTAAGAGCAAGCTCTTGTTGACCAGTCGCCGCTTGCATAGCTTGGCCAAAAGCATCGGCTCTTGCCGTAGCGCCCATTTGATCAAGCCTTTCGTCAAGATCACGTTGCGCCATTTGCCTAGGGACAAACCTTCTGCTACCGCCGAAAGCATCCGCTTGAATCGCCTCTGCATCTCTTCTTGCCTGACCTTCGTCAAACCTTCGCTGTGCGGAAACCTCTTGCTGTGCCAGCACGTTTTCTAAATAAGGATTTATAAAGCTTTGTACTTGAGTGCGAGGGTCTCTTGCAGCTAAAACAGCTTCAGTAGGCGCTGCATACTGAGCAAACGAAGTTGACGGATCAAACTGTCCTACAAGATCAGTGCCTGTAAATTGAGTTGGACGAGCAACCTGTTCAGCAAATTCAGCACCTGCTGTATCAAAGCTAGTCTGCAAAGCAGTGTCTGTCGCTATATCACGGGTTAGCTGTTCAGAAGCAACCCCTGACGTTGTTGGCTCTGCTATCCTAGCCTCAGTATAAGCATCATATGGAAGATTAGTCTGAACCTCCGTCCTATCTAACAGCCGCGTAAAATACGGCTCTACATAGTCAGGCAGATTACTTGTTGTTTGCGTTACCTGTGATGTTTGCGGTGCCCCGCCACCGGGTGGTGCGCCTTTTCCCATAACTAAACCTCCATCCGATAAGAACAATACTCAGAAGTCCAGCCAATCTTTTTCAGCTTTCTTTCCCAACCCTTACGGCCAATAAATTCAACAAAATTACAATCGTTATCTTCAGCCCAGCTTTTGATAAAATTGTTTACTTCTCCAAACCACTCATCGTACCCAGAGCCGCCTATAAACAAAGTCTGTAAAGCCTTAGAACCGGGGTACTCTACAAACTTAGATGTCCAAGCAGCCTTTGTTTCTTTCTTGTCTTCGTCATAAACTAAAAATAAATGCTGCCGACCTGCTTTTACTTCTTCACGCACAGACTCAATATCCCAGCGTCCTCCTGAAAATAAAATAGCTTTTAACAAAAGATCGGCCACATGCGGCCACTCTTTGTCAACGTATTCAGGCGGGACAAGAGATACGATCATGCTGGCATTACCTGCCCGACCATGTTCGGCGGCTCTTTTGTTCCTGTGCGCCGTGTCCGCACACGATCAATTAGCTTCATCAGTTCCTCTTCTCCGGCCCGTGTGCTGCCATCTCCTAAACCAGACACAACATCAGCGGGTAAAACAAACTCGTCACGAGAAAGAAGAACGTCCTTCTCACCCTCCAAGCTTGCCTGAACCATGTCATCACGGCCTTTGCCGATACCCTCGACTATGCCATCGCCCTCAACAAGCATGTCTTGATTTTGACCCATTTGCTCCATCATCATTTCCTGACCGACCTGTTCGACCAAAACATTAAGAGCTTCTTCACCGTACTGCTCAACAAAGGATTGAATGGCTACGTCTGGGTTTGCATGTTCACCACGAATAGCTGAGATAGCCTCTTCAACAATTATGTCCTGAGTATCTCCATCAGGAGAAGACCCCTCCATCATCATTGACTGTATCTGCATCATTGACGAGTCAGGATCAGCACCTTCCATGACACCAGCCATTGCGCCTAGTCCTGATGCGGTAGGGTCCATGCCCTGCATTTCTTCCAAAGCTGCAAGCCCACCCATCTGCATACGCATGGCCCCTCCATCAGCAACAAACCTAGTGGGTGAGAAGTAATTAAACTCTGGGTCTATGCCGCCACGATAGTCGTCATCTGGAGTAAACCGATCCCGTGTTCCAAACCGTTGGGGTCTGTATACTTTTTCTTCTTCTAGATCAAAGTCAACTGTTGTTGGAAACGCAGCCTCTTCTAGGATCGCACCGCCAACGCCGCCTACCGCTTGACCCAGCGTATTAAGCCGTCCTTTAACAAAAGCTCCTGAAGCTGGGTCAATATATGCGGGGCGCGAAGGCGCTAAAATTCTATCGATTGTGCTTATGTCTTTGACTGATTTACCAGCAAAATCTCCCACCCCCGCCGAAGAAGATGTTGGCATCCTTGAGATTATACCTTCGTTGGGGTTATATCCTGCTGGATTGGCCACACCCGCAAGATTAAGAGCTTCAGGATTCGCAACATTAGCAGCAGCGTCTGTAGCCCTAGCCGCTGCCAGCGCATCCGCTCCACCAATATCTGCTCCTGATCTTATAAAATCACCATCGCTCGTCAGCCCCTGCATCAAGCCGCCTGTTAAAGCTGCAAACAGTCCGGTTTTAACACCCTCGCCAAGATCACCAGTACCTAGTGTTTTTCCTAAAGCTGAACCAACGGCCCCTGCCATGTAGGGGTTTGCAGTCATGAAAGCTCCCAAGCCTCCCAAACCAGCAAGAGCGCCAGAGGTCGCCAAAGCTGTTCCTCCTATACCGCCCAGTATCGGAAGGAGTGCAGGAAGGAACGCTTCGGGTAATCCGGTGTCTGGGTTAGTAGTTAGATAGCCACCTGAACCAGCCGCCAGAGCCTCTGCTTCCTGAGGGTTAACATGCATCAGAACGCTATCGCCGTAGCGACCCCTTTGTCTTACAGCTTCCGCTGCCTCTACTAGGCTCATGGCATCCTCCAATTACATTGACTAATCATAATCCCACTAACTTATTGTTACTGTTACAGAAGCAACTGACATTGTCCCACTATTTCCAGCAACATTTGGATTATTTATTCTACTGACTTTTAGAAATCCATCCACCTCAAAAACGTCACCAATAGCCAGAGTTGAATCATTGTTAAGTAAATTTGTAATATTTAAACCCGAAGTCTGCACAAGCCCCGGATTTTCTATCTGCGCCACCAAAATGTTTAAGTTAGCAGAAAGGGTTCCGAAATACCCCACATCGTAAGTAAACGGGGGCGACAAGAATGTCGGCTTAGTGGGAGCTATTGGGCGGCTTGTCATTAGCGCCTACCATCAGGACGCACATCCATGCGGGGCGTTCCTAACTTCCACTGCACACCCACGTCGCTCGACTCTACTCGCAACGTCATTGACCTGCCTCGCAAGCGCACATCTGCTTTCTCTGTGTACAACTCTACAGGAGACGATGATGTTTGCGCGACATCAGATGTATCAGTCTGCTCATAATTAGCGCCGGGGAAGTTTCTGCTCTTTAGTATCAGGTTGGCGCTAGGGTCCGACACGCTGCTGGTGGTAAAAGAGATGTCAGGAATAATTCTGCTTACAAAAGAAAATCTATCCCCTTCTCCAATATCAACTTGAGACGACTCAATATAAGAAGAGATTGCTGACGCTGGCACTGTTGAGCCGTCATCTAAACCAAATTCGTGACTATAAAGATACTTATCATTAGATGCGGCTAAAGGGAAATCTTTAATTCCGCGATCCAGCCAAGCTGTCCTTGGAAGCGTTCCGTAGTACCACAGATTATTTGTGTAATTCCAAACAACATACTTGTCATTTTCTGTCGCCCCAGAAGAGGGATAAAACCACCAGACTTCACTAAATGCAGAATTAACGCCGCAAACTATTTTCTGTATTTGCGCTAGGTTCATATCACTAAATACATACTGCTTGACTGAACAAGGCAGCGTACTTACGCCACCCTTGTAAACGTAGAAATCATCCCGCCCCATCCACACAGAAAAATCCTCAACGGCTATCGCAGCGTTGGGAGAAATGATCGTAATCAAACCAGATATTTGTGTGATGCCAAACGTAAACGGTGGCCCAAGAAACCTTAATGAGTGCAGGGACACATCAGTCCAAACCAGTATTTCTTCTCTGGCTTCTTTAGCGCACACGATCTCCGAACCCGTACCCAGCTTAAGACTACCCGCTGTGTTGTCGGTTCTGGTTTCCCAGTCAGTAAGAGACTCCTGATCTGCAAACCTTATAAGTAGGGGGTCTTGAATTCCTATCGAAGATTCATCATCACACCCGAAAGCTATGACGTGCCTGTCTCTGTCCGACACCATGATCTGTTTAGCTATTGTGGGAGCTTTGTTAGACCCTGTTAAACCTGATAAGACAACGGCTCTATTGTTCACCCCGGCAGATGAATCCCAGTAATAGATATTTCCTTGTCTCTGATTTATAAGCAGGTCTTCTCCAAAGTTATCCTGCGTCCACAGCCCTAGTTGAGCTTCCGCACCCGAACTTGAAACACCGGAACCCCATGTGCCGCGCCCCCAAGTTCCAATACCCCAGCCCGTTCCAGTAACCCCAGTATCAAGACCAACATTTATTTGATAAACAGACGTTACGGAACCGCCGCCGTTTCCAGAGTCACTAGCGTTAGCGGTAACTGAAACAGTAATCGTGTATGTATTGCCAGTAGGAACGCTAACAATTTGATGCTCTGCATTTAAGATTGCGGCTGTGACATTGCCGCCTAAACTAGACGCACCACTAAAGGTAACAAAGTCGCCTTCTTTTGCCCCGTGCGTATTGTCTGTAACTGTAATTGTCGCGGAGCCATTGGTGGCTGCGAAAGTTGTGCTGTTCGTTGTCGTTTTGCGGATAGGCGTAATATCAGAATAGGTTTCACCCTCTTCCACATAAAACTTAAGGTTAGTGCCAACGCCTAGATATATTGACCCGTCAAGAGCAACCCATGAATAAAGAGAGCGGCAAGTCCCAAGAAACTGAGCCTCAGAATACTTTTGCCAGCCGCCTATTTTTTCAGGAAAATTGTCTCGAAACCGAACCTTATCAGAATCAAACCAGCCGCCCCCATTGGAGTAAGACGTAGTCTCCCTGTTAATACCAGCGCGAAATTTTAATTCTTGTAGCGGCATTTACTAGCTTCCCAACACAGGCCAGTCATAAAGTATGCCAGATTTGTTTCCTTCTGCATCCCAAGACAGAAACAATGCAGCAACGGCGGCAGTGTCCGCCGCGCCGTCGATGGCACTCTCCATTGCGGTAGCTTTAGTGCGGATTGCATCACGCCATGTTGAGATATTTCCGGGGATTGCAGTGGTTTTTTCGGATTTACGAACCACGGCCCAATCTGTCTGAGCTAACAGTGCGCCTTGCTGTATTTTTACCTCGTCTTTCAGGTTGGTTTTAACGCCCTTTACCAGATTATCGCCTGACCCTGAATCAGCTAGTGCCTTGGCGGTACTAGTAATTTTTCCGTCGCTGTCCATCGACCAGTTGTAAAGGCGGCTGTCAGGTGGCGTGTCGGGCGTGATTTCAGTCAAACCCGCCGCAGCTTTGTCACTGGGCGACCAGATGTGCCAGTTGCGCGGGTGCGTGATGCCGTTGTCGTCGATCCACGCTTTGTGTTCCTTAATCGTTCTGCCTGAGTATTTCCACATAATCTTATCCTATCTTGCTGTCGCTGGTGCAACGCCGTCACCGCCGAATGGGTGTTCTGCGAATGCCATGTATGTGACTGTGTATCCGTTGCCGTTTGCAGCTGCCCACGTATTTCTTACTTTAAATCCATTTGAAACAAAGTCCCAAAAATCAGCGCCACTGTTTTCAGCGTCGGATGCATTGGGCTGTAAGACATGGTTTACTGCGTTAAAAGTATCTCGCTTTACATCCAACATTATCCAACCGGTCGGGGCGTTCGTACTTACTTTAAAAATTATAAAAGCAGGTTTAAAGCCGGTCGCCACAAAAGGCCCGGCTGCATTTCCATTTCCCGTGAAACTCCCAAAAGAACTAAAGCCTTCCACTGGTGCGAAGACATAAGCAATGTATGTTTTTGTATCTGTGTTCCCTTGAGCATTAACACCTAGTGTAAATACCGACGAAGTTGGTTCTGTGTCATTAAAGTATTCATCACTATCAAAAGCAGCCCCAGTAGATTGTAAAAATAACGACTTTGTAGCACCAACCGCAGAGTGATAAACACCCCAGTTTGCATCGTCCCTATCCCGTGCTTTCACAATAAACATTCCCGGCTTTACGCCAAGATTGTGAGCGATAGTTCTGTTCGAACCGTTGCCGGTGTAAGCGATGATATCCAAGCCCGGAGTTGCCCCCTCGTTCCACTGCCACGCTGCATAGCTTTCAGCGTTGGTGTTTACGATTACGTCATCGCCAAGTGCAAAGCCATCGGACTCAAAAGCGGTTAAGGTGTCATCATTAGTTGCTTCAGCGGCAGTAGAATTAGAAGACAAAACTTTTGTAGCACCACGGACAGTATCAAATAAAGCATGGGCATCCGTCGCATCTCTGTTTTTAATCCAAACTAAATTAGGCGAAAATGTGCTGTTTCCGCTTTGGTCTATTGACTGAGTTGAGCCATCTCCTTCGTACAAAGTTGTCTGGAAATACTTTGATCCATCTGCGATTGTTGGTGTGGGAAGGTTGCCGGTATTAAGAGCCTCGAATCCCGTGGGTGGTGTGTAAGCAAAAGCACTCTGACCAAAATTTATAGAACCCGTCTTACTATTGTATATGGAAACATAGGGTAAAAAAGTTAGCGTGGTGCTAGTCGTAAAGTCTGGGCTACTTCCATCAGCCGGATCGCCGCCGTTGATCCAAGAGTTCTGTATTCCAAAATGTAATTTTCCAGTACCACTATCATATGCAATCTGAAGAACATTCCCTCCGGCGTACGTCCCACGACTCGTTCCAGTCCAGTTGTTGTTTACAACGGAATCATATCTTGTTGAATAAGCGTAAGCCAAGGCATCTTGATACCAATCAGAAACTTGCGTATTTACACTGTCGGCTACAATACCAAAATTAGGATCGCCAACGCCGCCGCTTGATGTTGCAATACATTCCCAGTACCACTTGCCGGTTGACGGTATAGCCATAGTAGCTCTTGCAGTACGCCAAGCAGAACCGTTGCTGTCAGTGAACTCTAGGTTTCCGTTGCTCAGAGTGGGGCCAACAGCGTCAAGAGGATTCATAGTACACCAGTTATTGGTGGGCGAGTCGGACATCTGATCGTTTGCGGCTAGGCCACTGCTAAAAAAGTTATTTCCTAGTGTTGAATTGTCTACCCAAACAACTTGACCAAGATCGGCTGCGGCATCCCCTTGAGCTATCGCAATACGAACAGTGTTTGTGCTTGTTTGAGAGAAAGTGTGAACATCAGAGCCATTACGAATAAGTTTAATTGTCCCGCTGCTACGGGTCATTTTCCAAGTGTCGCCATCAGCAATTGTCGTAGCGTTTACCTGAACAGCCCCGCCATAAAAAATATCTCTGTTAGCGGCTACAGATGATGTCTGTATGTACCAACTATCAGTCATACTATTCATACCGGCAGTAGATGTGCTGTCGTTAAAAGTTCCGTCTTCGCCGGTTTCGTACACACCAATGACAAAGTTAGCCATATTGATGTACCGCCACGAAAATTCAAAGTCTCCGGTAAACGTGTCAGAAGTTCTTATCGCCTTGTTGTCTGTGTCCGCTTCAAGACGACCATTACTGTAAGTGTAGCTGCCTGTCGCACCAGTATATTGAGATGCGGCATAGCTAACGACCTGATCTCCAGAGATTCTAACGTCTTCTCCGAGGGCGGTGGAGTCCGCACCTGTGATGTGAAATCCGTTAGTTCCAAACGTCAGGCCACTAACATTCTTCGGTATCCACACGCCATTGCTGTCGTACTCACCAAAACTGCTCGCATCGGTAGTCGCGGTCCCGTCGAGGAAAACCATCTCTGCGAGATACCCGTCAAACAGGTATTTGTTGTCAGGTCCGGCTGAAATGTTCAGCGATCCAATGCGGTGATGTGAATAGCTGCTGCTGTTCCAACGGCTGCTCATGCTGCTGGAAACTGTACCCGTTGCTGAAAAACTTGTAACTCTACTGCCGTTGATATAGAGGCGCATCCGATCACCAGCGGTGCCGTTAGTGCTATCCCAAACTACAACTGCGTGATACCAAGCGGCAACATCGCCGACCCTTTGTGACGTTGTCCAATTCTGACCACCAATAGCAATAGCCCATTTGCCGGGGGTAGATCCGTCTGAAATAGATAAGGGGTAATCACTGGTGCTTGACCCGTCAGACGCCGACCAAATAGGAAACCATTGACTATTTTCGTTGGCGTTTGGTCTGCCTCGTTTGAGCCAACAGGAAAGCGTCCACGTTGTCAGCGAGCCGCTAGATGAAAGGCTGCGCTTAAGCAGTGCGTCATCGCCCGACTCAAAGCGGATAGACTGATCTATATCGTAGTCCGCTCCAGCGTTAGCCAGCCATTGTGAGCCAAACATTGTCATTAGCTGAATGCCAACTGTGGTGCGCCTAGCTGAATACTACCCGACGCCTTGACGAAGTAGGGAACTACATCAACCGCACTTGCTGCGGTGCTAAGTGTAATGCCGCCTCCAGCAGGGCTTTCGTAGTCCGTTCCAAGGCTAAGAGTTCTCGAACCCGTTCCGTCCTGAATGAACACGAACACTCCAGCCTGACCAACTGATTCCGTGCTTGGGTTAGCCAAAGTCACGTTACCCGTAAGAGTAAGCACAAAGTTCTGATGAGCAGAGAAGTCAATCGTCACACTGCCTGTGTTTGACGTGTCAGTGTCAGTCTCTGCAAGAATGATCGTGCCACCGTTAAACTGACCCGCAACCGTCACATTCGTGGTGCCAGTCGGAATCTCAATGACATCAGCATCGGCATCGTTCTTAATGGTGACATCGTTGGTCGAGCCTTGGCCTGTTAGGATCAAGCCCTCCGCAGCGGTGTAGCCCATTGCAGCGTTATCACCGGCAGAGGTGTCTCCATCAGCGTTCACCGTAGCGGCTGTCACGTCACCTACGATATCAACGTCAGTACCGCCAGTAGCAACGGATAAAACCGTTGCATCAGCATCGTTAACAATCGTTACGTCATTGGTTGAGCCTTGTCCTGTTAAGATAAGACCTAAAGCAGCCGTGTAGCCAATAGCTGCATCATCTCCTGCCGCAGTATCACCCGCAGCATTTAAGGTTCCGCCAGCGGTAATATCACCTACTACTGTGACGTTTGTACTTCCTGTGGGAATCTCCAGAACATCTGCATCAGCATCGTTCTTAATTGTCACGTCATTGGTCGAACCCTGACCTGTCAATATCAAACCCTCAGCAGCGGTATAACCGAGAGCCGCTGCATCTCCAGATGCTGTATCCGAAGTTAGGTTTACTTTGCCAAAAGAAAGAGAGTTAGCGAAAATACTTGCTACAGCAGCGCCAGTGCCAGCACCGTCTGAAAAAATAATGTCTGCACCGCCATTAGGAATTGTAACATTTGCACCAGTACCTTGACTAAACACCGCGCTTTGACCGCTACCGTTTTTGACCAGATAAAATTTATCAGCATCATTCGGAGCAATCGTAATTGTGTTTGTTCCTGTTGGGCTTCCGGCTAACACAAGAACTTTATGCATACCATCTGTAAGAGAGCCATCGGTAGTGGTTAGCGTTGTAGAGGTTCCGCTTAGGCTCAAAGAAACAACGCCACTAATAGCGCGATCTATGATGTCCATGTTGGTATTGGTGGTATCGCCCCATGTGCCTGACTGGTCACCTGTTCCGGGCTTCTCAATTCCAGAGTTGCTTGTGTATGTTGAAGTCATTTATCTAATCCTTTTAAGCAGCTATATCGATCCAGCTTGCATCTTGTGTGGGGGCAATCGCCCCCCAGTCGGCATCTTGTGTGGGAGTAATTTCTCCCCAAACATTAACGCTACCAACAGAGGCAGTAAGCCCAAAGCCTGTTTCAACTATTATTACCCCTGATCCCTCTATAACCGTTACAGAGCCAACTTGTGCTGTTAGACCATTGCCTGAAGGAGTAACATCAACGTCAATAGATTCTGCAACGCTTCCAACTGCACTGGTAGCTACATTACCAGTAACTGTAAATGCAGAGCCACCCGCTGCTGTAACAGAGCCAACACTTGCGGTAGTTGCGTTACCTGTTACATTAACTACAATGGCTACATTAACGCTACCTACGCTAGAGGTAAGTGCGTTTCCTGTAACTGTTACAGGTAGCTCCTGACCCCAAGTTCCACTGCCCCACGTTCCCCTGCCCCACCCACCAAATAGAACAGGAGTTGTTGCTGCACCTCCCATGCCTGAATGGTTAGTGCAATAATAAAATAAATTAGGAGCATCTGCCGCTACGGTTATTTCAGTGTATGCACCTGAATTTCCGGGCGTTCCTGCTGTAGTTACACCTGTTGTATAAGAAGAGCCTCCAGCATGCGTTCCATCTGAAGTAGTAGAAAGACGTAACGGATGGCCATCATTGGAGCTATCCGATTGGTCAAACCTGTAGGTTTGGCCTTCCACCATATTCACAGTGGCCTGTAAGACCCCACCTATATAATATCTATTTCCACTTCCCGGATTAGATACTGTTACTGCAAATGTAGTAGTCATTATCTTCTCTGTATTTAAGCAATTCTAATAATTGCAGCCGTTGCACTTGCTGTCGGAAATGTAATTGTTAGGTCTCCAGCAGTTGCGGTTTTGTCTGCGCCAAAATCGAGAATTACAAGAGAAGGATCACCCGTAGCTGTCTCGTTAAAGATCATGCCGCCACGAGCGGTAATGCTTACAGACGAGAATGTCAGGTCTGCAAAGTCGCATACCGCCGTAGTCCCACTTGCAACTGGCGTGACGCTTGTAAGCGCAGCGCCCTTGGCAGTATAGCCTGTACCGCTTGCTTCTCCGCTAGTCGTATAAGCTGTCGTTGTTGCATCGAGAGAGGCAGTGCTTTGATACAGTGCCATATTAATTGTATTGCCTGTTGAGGCGGTTAAATTGTGGACACCTTTTAAAAGCTCTACTTTGAAAGACGTACACATTGCTTGCGTAATCGACATTTAAAGTCTCCTTATCATTTCGGCTAACTGGGGGGAGCCAGCATTTGTTAACGCATTGATAACATTAGTTCTGTCACTTGCCACCGCTTGTTTCATGTAATGCTCTATTAAAACAAAAAGCTCGTCTTTAAAAAACATAGCTTGATCACGGATTGCAGGTGGGGCGCTTTCGGAAACATACATAAGCTTGTTTACGCACATCTCAGCTACTTCAGAAGGCGTATGGCCACGGTTATTGGTAGTGCCAACAGTCACCTTAAAGTCATCCGGCATGGTTGTTTTGATAGATAACATCAGGTCTCCTGTATCTGTAAGGCACCGTTACGGTATTGATCGCGCCTGTTTCTAGCTTCACCCAAGTTACCAAGCCTTTGAATAGCAGCGGCAAATCTTTCAGTGTAGTTGGTGATAAGATCAGGCTCACCCTTCATAAAAGTGTAAGCCTCAACAAGACATCCGTACAGCAACGCATCTTCAGCATTGTCTCCAAGCCAACTTGTGCCACTAGAAGAAACCGTAATGCTTTCAGGTTGAAATGCGTAATGAAGCTCTGTTGAGTAACCGGAGTCTGGTGTCGGCCCTACAATAAAAAAGTCATCGTCAAAGATGCCGTAGTACTTAGGCAGTCCTGTTTCGGTCGAGTCAGGATAAGCCTCGTTAATATAATTTACATCTTTAGGAAGAAGATATGTCCTGTTGTTACCGCTAGTAACAGCAAGACTTAAAGCGGCAATAAAGTCAGTAGGTTGAGAAAGATATTGACCACCACTCGTAAGACTACCCGTTACGTTTCTTCTGAACATGGGTAGCTGAACGGCATAAAATATGCGCGTTTCAACAATCCGTATCATCTCATCCAGATTGTTCACAAACGTCGTTTCAGTATTATCTACATAATCCTGTATAGCCGTTTTAAGTGTGGTAAATGTCCAAGCCATAATCCATTAGCCGTTTTTACGAAACTGTTGAGCGCGAGCCGCACCACTGCCACGGGCAATAGAACCGCCCATACCCTTTTTCTCTTTACGCTTAGAAGCTTGGTTAGCCCCTTCCACTCGTTCCGAAGGGGCGGTTTGAAGTTGAATTGTATCTTTTTTATCTTCTCCAATACCAGCAGCAGCAATGTCTTCAGCAACGCCGCCACCGCCCATCTTCATCTTGCCATAAGAGAGACTTCCGCCACCCATATACATAACCTTACCGCCGCCCATCATCTTTCCCTTACCGTCAGCAGCATAAAAGGGAACGTTATCTCCCTGCTTGTTTTTGACCATCTTAAGGCCACCGCCACCCATGCGCTTTTCCGCATCTGGGTAAGGTATTTTCTTTCCGTTCATCTTTGGCATAGCACCCTCCTCAAGTTACCAGTAACTTATCGACCGCCTTTTTCTTTCAAGACAACACCAGCAGCTACCGTTATAGCTGCCGCAATCATCAGCCACACCGCCATAACAGGCACGACAGTCGAAAGAAGAATGGCACCAACGCCTACAGCCAACCAAGTCGTAGGCTCAACAATGCGTGATTTAATCCAGTTCATAGTTTCCTCCTAGGCAACAGTTATTGTTACATCACCGACAGAACCCGCTAAAGACAGGCTGTCAGTACCGTCAGGTGCTGTTCCGCCATCCCCCACAGGGTTCCAGCCAAAAAACTCCCTACTCGCCTCTAGACCCTTGTCAGGGCGCGGATCACGCAATGACTGAGGATCGAATATCCTAATGCGCCCCAGAAAGTTCTGAGGCTGGTCTGGGTCTACCACATCGTATCCCACACGAAGCCCAGTCCTCACGCCATTCTGAACCTCGTACACAAGCTTTTCCAAGGGATATCTAAAACCAGTACGGTCACAAAACCCAAATGCATACTTAGCTCTTGCGTATGGCCCCGTCATAATGAATACGAATCCATCTGAGGCGTGAACGAATAAGAAGCCTTTTCTCTATCTTCTTGTGCCGCAAGCTCAAACTGCTCATCATAAACAGACTTAAGCATTTGTATTCTAGGCGCAGCTTCTGGGCGCTTCATAGCTATATGATATGCGAGACCAGCAACCATGCAGGGAAGAAACCGCGCTGGAATGTCTGAGGTGTTACTGGACTTTGCTCCTGTGTCTTCAACTCGACGCAGCCTAAAATAACGAACAAAGTCACCGTTGTAAGTGCTGCTTGGGATGGGCCAAAGAGTAACAGTCGGAGCATCCCGCAAACGGTTGATATATATTTGTGTTGGCTTACCCTGAGTTAATTTATTAGTTATCTGAGAGTAAGTGCTGACAGACATCCTGTATAATGCTGTATCTGTCTGGTTTGTTTCACCACTATCCGTTCTGAGCGTATGCTCTAAAAGATCAATGGTATCGGATGGCAACGTATAAGTAGCGGTGCCTGTAGCAAGAGTAACGCTGCCTTCCTCGACCAGCCACAGATTTATTCCACGGTTAGCCCACTCCAAACCCATCAAGTTCAGACTGCGCCTTGCAGTAGCAAGGTCATATCCACTACGCATCTCAAGACCAGCCCGTTCGTAAGCCTCCTCACAAAGCTCTGCTATGTCGAGATTAAATGTAGATGTTCCGCTAACCGCCATTCACTATGCCTTTTTCTTTCTTCTGGTAGAAACCGCCTTTGACTCCATCCCCTTTAACTTGCCAGAGTTTACCCCAGCATAAAATATTTCTTTTCCCCTTTTTACACCGTAACGATTTTTCATAGCCGTTAAAGTTTTCTCCCCCTTTGCCGTAAGGGGCATCAATCCATCCTTATGGGCATCGCTCCTTTGATAGAACGAGGCTTTCGAATCTTCTTACTGTCAGGAACGACTACGCCACCAACACCGCTTAAAAAATCCTGAGCTTGCCTTGACGCAAGAATGTCTTCAAGAATTCGTCTGTCTCCAGCAGTGCCGATTCCTTGAGCAAAATTGCCGATTTCCTGCAATCTTTTTTCAAACCCACTGTAGTCAGGACCGGCTGCTGCAACATCAGCGGATACTCCACCGGCTTGCATTTTCATTTTCTTCTGTTGATCTTGTGTTTTCATGAGATGTTTTCCTCTTCAGACTTCTTCCGATACCTGTCTTTCATTATCATTCCGGGCAGAAGACCAAACATGAACCCTCGGTTTTCCTTCCCAAGCTTGTCATAAAGCATTGCTGCTGGAGAGAATGTTTTCAGTAACCCGCCCATATCTTTTTCCATAGGCTTCATGTCTTCAGCAACGCCGCCGCCAGCCATTTTCATCTTCTTGCTCTGATCTTTGTATTTCATCTTAGTTTCCTTTTATTGGAATGTTGGAAGCTTTCTTTATGGGTCGGACTTCAGTTAAAACAATTTTAATAAGGTCGTAATTTTTTCCAACCTTTTTGTTTGTTTCCGCAACTGAAGTTTCCAAAACTGCTACTTTCTTGTCCATATCAACCAAAAGCAAAATAGCCCAGCCGCCAATGGCTAAACAGCAAGATGTTAAAACAGTTACCAAATGACCTTTCATGACCGCCTCTTAACGCCCTTCACAGACTTCTGTGATTTAGGAGGAGACTTCTTTGATTTTCCGGGGCCACCCCAAAGCTCTTTATTAGCCCAGTACGCAGCAGACATCTTACCCTTCTTGATGTTTTTGCCATGACGAGCCTTAAAACTTCTTCGAGCTTCAGGGGAGTAGTTGTGCCCCATTGACGAGTCACCATAATGAATAAGCTTGACCTTATCGCCGTCTTTAGCAAGAACCATCCCTTTCTTGCCGGAACGATTAGACCGCTTTGGCTTGTTAAACCCAGCAAACTTAGTGCCGCGATACTCAATGCCGCCACTAGGTAACCTCGTTACGCCGGGATAAGCCTTAGCCATTATCAGTAACTTTTCTTACCTGAAAGAAGGATCGTGTAAGTATCGGTGTTAGCATGACCAACTGTCGTAAACAGAACGTCACCAGTTACACCAGAACCTGCATTGTTCCAGATACCACCAAAATCCCTGTAATCATGATGACCGGAAGAAGTCTCGCCTAATTCAATTACAAAGGCATTGCTCGTTGCGTCGAAAAGCAACTGAACCTTCATCCCCACACACTGCCACCAAATCTGCTCAATGGTAAATTTGGTACATGCGTTTTGAGTCACATGCTCTTTTTCAAGTGCCGATACATCAACTTTGACAACGGCAGCTTCACCTGAGCCGTCACTGATGTTCGTAAACTTGAACGCAGCGTTTTTCTGGCCATCAACAATCGTTTGGGTTGTTACCGCATCTGCCACGAGCTTACTCCTTTATCTTCCCCTGCAAGACAAGGGACTTGTACTCAGCACTCCCCACGGGGGGAGTGCTGGCAGCAACGGCCTTTTTTGCAGGAGCTTTAGGTGCGGACTTTTTTTCCGCAGCCTTAACCTTTGGTTTCGTCGCCATGTTCTAGTTCCTATCGATTTTGAGAAGCGAACAGGTAATCTACCGCCATAGACTTTGTGCCCGTAGCAGAACCAGAAAGTTCCATAGCGCCAATGGTCATGTTTTCGTCATCAGGAATATTGGCAGTATGAGTAGCTACAAGAAGCCGGTTTACAAAAAACTCAACACTTGATGTGTTGGTCACATGGAAACCGAGCGTCACTGCCGTACCACTGGCAATATCAATCCCTGAATCCGTTGAGGTTTCCGTACCGTCTTTTTCTGTCTTGCAAAGAATATTGCTGTCACCATCGTTTACCTGAAATACAATCCGGTCAGCAGCAGCAAGCATTGCTTCGGGGTTAGTCGCAAAGTTAACGGTCAAGCCAACGCAGATATCCATGTTACTACCCTCTGCATCCGTAGGGGTAAGCTTGGTTTCAAACCAGACATCACGATCTGCGTTAACGGCAAAAATCTCATTGCCTTGTACAGAAGCACCATCATTGTCGGTGGTTGCCTGACTTGACAGGACCAACGTCCCGCTTTCAGCGTCAGCACCAAGAGCAGCAGAAGCACTACTGTCTTTGACTACTGTCCAGTCATTTGTTGCGTCTAGGGCAATACCCGTAAAGTCGTCCATATAAACGACGTAGTCGGGGCTTGCGGTAATCGGCAGGTTAGAAAACCATTTGCGGCTTCCATCCTTACCTGCGTGAAGGATAGGTCCAGTAAAGTGCACAGCCATGTTATGTCTCCTGTCGTGGCTAGTGTCGGCTTTCGCCGTCAGGATGTATAAAAAAGGGGAGGGGCGAACCCCTCCCCCCTACGGTTTTAGGAAGAACCCGGAGAACCGTAAATTCCGAGAGGGTCCGATACTCCGAAGGAGTAGCGTTCCCGTGCCTTATAACGGACATTACCAGTATCGAAGTCACCGTCCATGCTGGTCTGCATGGGAGTGCGCTCGAAATGCTTCATGCCATTAGGAACATCGGTAACGATAAAGAAGGCGTTACTATCGGTCAGGTAGTGGTTGACCTCATAACCCTCTGGAATCGAACCGTTGCTACGAATAGCATTGATGTCGTTATCAGCAGTTCCAACCCGAAGCTCCGACTGGAGAATACGAGTTGCAACAAACGTCAGTGCAGGTGGAATAATCAACCTACGTGGACGGGCTGCAATAAGAAGACCACGCTCATCGACGTATGCAGCAATATCAATTACCGCATTCTCAAGAGTGGTTTCGTTCAAGTCAGCCGCTGTTGCTGGACGGTTGGAGTTCGTGCCACCCGCAACCGTTGGGTGAGAAGCATTAAAAAGCGTTACACCATCACCAGACTGATAGGTGTCAAACCCCGTATTCAGGGGAGTAACAGCCTTGGTCTGCTTGCTGTAAGCCATGCCACGAGCCAGAGCCTTGGTATAACGAGCCGAGAGCGAGTCATACAGGTTGTCTTCCATTGCCTCTTCGGTAATGGAAAAGCCCATAGCAACCGTCTCATGGTTATACCGAGCCGTAAATGACTCCTGTGCGCTGTCGTAAGAAATAGCTTCGCCTTCGGGCTTAACCGGAGCGGAACCAAATCCAGACAACTTAACTTCTTCCTCAAAGCTACGATCAGAACTTTCTGTCTCGTAGATCATCGTGTGTTCGTCTTCGTACTTTTCGTACTCCAAACCGAACAGGGCGTTTAGGCCCGGAAGAAGTTCTTTAAGGAGTTGTGTTCTTGCAATAGCCATAACTCAATCCCCCTATGCCGAACCAGTTGTGGATGAATGCTGGTGATAGTTAAACTTGCACACCAGAATTGGGAAAGTCGTACCCTTCTCATCCCCTTCGTTTCCGCCGAGATAGTCAATCACCCGAATTGGGTTCTGAGCATCGGTAGAAAGTTCGGAAATATCCAGAGCAACACGGCTAACATTTAAAGTAGTGTTAGGTGCAGTCTGAACTAGAAGAGTGTTTTTCCCGTAAATGTCCCCTACGTTAGTAGGCGCAGCATCCGCTTGGATGGTGAACAGAACATTAGGATCATCGACGACATACGCCATAGCGTCGGAGGCAACCAAACTGGCTGGCCACTTTTGGCTAAACGTAAGCTGTCCAGAGTTGGGGTCTGTGTACTTACAGCCCATGAAAACACCGACCATATCAATGGCGGTAGAGTCGTCGCCCGTTGCGGACTGCTTCTCAATGGTAGTAGCGGCTCCACCATCTACTAGCTGAACAATGTCACCTACGCAGATAGCTGTGCCATAGCCTGAGGCTATTGGATATTGGCGCGATACTTCTAACGAACCACTATCCAACCGACCAATGGGGCGCAGACCGAAGGGTGCAGCAGTTGAGGACATTTCTGTCTCCTTTTCGCATCTTCAGTTGAAAAAAACCCATAGGACTTACTATGAGCGGCCATTTCCGAAACCAACCCGCGTCTGGTTCTCTGAACGGAGAACCGGCATCCGTGGATCGCTTTCTCTTAGATAGCTCTGGTCAACTGCATCAATCTGCTGTTTGGTTTTGTTTGCATAATAATCATCCCGCTGTCGCATATTCTCTTCAGCGGTGCGGCAAAGCAATAAACCACCAACTTCAATAGACCCTTCAAACCGCGAGTTGTGGTCAGTCAGGACTTGCATTTCAGGATGGTCGTCAACAGGAACAGGTTCCCAACCCTCTCTAAAGCGTTGAGAAACATTCGTGTTGTCGGCTTCCCCTAAAGTGGCCGTGCGTACCCATCGATACACATAACCGTCTACAGGAGTAGGCTCAGGCAAAAGTGACGGAGGTGCCCAGCTTTTTTTGCGCTCACTCATCTCGCGGGTTTCTCTATCACCCAAGCTGGCGGCGGTTCTTGATTCGCGCTTGTCGCCATCAAACAGTTCACTATTATCTTTATCTTCAACCATTCGCTTGATCCTTCAAAAGCTGCTTCGCGTACTGTTCGTTAGTAATCCCAAGTTTTCTAGCGAGGTCCACTTGGGTCTTCGTGAGTCTGGCTCGCGTTGGTTTTTTGTTACTGCTACGAGTAGCTGGCGCAACCACGGGGACCACTGTTTCATCCGACTCAACTTCTACTGAAATACTTTCAGAATCCGTTGACTCACGAACACCAGAAGAAACAGAACTTTCTGTGGCACCATTTTGGTAGTTATTGTTAATTTCGTCAATAGGGAAATGTTTTCGCATTTCATCATCAATCATTTCGTAATACTCTGAACCGTTTGGATGAACTCCTTTTTGCTGCGTAAGTTCATAATGCAAGCCCATCGCATAAGCAGTCAGCTTTTGATCTTTCTGAAACCACGGGTTTCTTCTTATCCAATCCGTGTCCCGCTCTGTTAGGGTAATATCAGGTTTCTGCGATAAAGCAGCAGCAGGAGCGGGGGCGGGAGCTTGAGCAAGAACCTCTCTCTGAGTAATCGCTTCTTGAAGCTTGCGCCCGTCAAACATCAACTCGTTAAGCTGCGTCTGAGCAGAAACAATTTCTTCGGCGTTTCCTTCGTCATAAGCTTTGGTCAGGTCTGACTGTGCCTGAGCAAGATCAGCGTCGTTCTTTGCTTTGGTAACATCAAACAAAGCCGAGTTACCGCTTTTTAGCAAAGCCTTAAGCTGTTCATTCTCTTGACGTATGGTTTGGGCAACATTGATGGCCTCGGTCTGCATACGTTGTGCTGCTTCAGCTTCACGCCTTTTGTCATGAAACTCACGTTTAAGCTGACCAATCCTGTCCTGCGCTCGTTGACCGACACCCTTGATTTCGTCGTCATCATCGGAAGCACCGTTGCCCAAGAAAGGACGATCTTCTTCCGGGGTGTCATCAATAACCTCAATCTCAAAAAGTTCTTCTTGGGGTTTTTCCTCTACTTCAAGTTTTTCTTCAGCCATTTCTAAGCCCTCGTAATGCCGCGTGGGTCTTCCACAACAGCCTCAACATTATCGTCATTAATAAGACGGAACTCTTTACCGTGGATACGGATGCGGGTTCCCTGAAAAGCACGGAATAAAATGAAGTCCCCTTCCTTACAGTAAGCTCCTGTAGGAAACTTCTTGCTCTGGTCTGCCGTTTGGTCGTAACAATCTGGACCTATCTTCAGCACAAAGCCTACTACTGTAGAATATTCCTCAAGCTCCCTAACTATGTCAGGCTTGATAATGCCACCTTCGGTGGTCTCTCCAATTTCAGGAAGGGCTATCAGTATTTTATAGCCGCAGGGCTGTGGTAGCTGAGAGGCCGTTTCTTCTTCAACTGCCTCTTTGAGCGCAGGGCGCTCTTTCTCTAACGTCTTCGTCATTCTTTCTGTCTCCGCGAGCAATGCTCGATTCGCGCTGAATTATTACAGGCACAGCGGTATCCTGTTTAGTCATCGTCTTGCAGCTTGCTAGAGAGTTCAACCATCTCTCTCTCTACCATAGCTATTCCTTCTATGCGTCCGACCATACGGCTGTACTCAGCCATATCTTTTGCACCACCAGACGCAAGATGATCTGCCCCGTCGTTCATCTGTTCTCGCATGAACTTCTGTAGACGAGTCAATATGTGGTCACCTTGTATACTCACTAACGATACCTCCTTGTTTTTTTTGCAATTTTTTTAGGCTGTGCAACGTGCTGCTTACCTTTCTTTGTGCCCTTGCGTTTAGCCTTTGTAGTAGCAGCATATTCCTTGGAGCTTAATTTCTTGATAGCCCTTTCTGGAAGATACCTTTCCCCTGTTGCCTTCTTGCCCTGCGTGGACGGCTTGCCCGACTTGGTTCGCCACTTTTGCTTTGTCCAATCCTTCAGGGATTTCTGGGATTTTTTGAGGGGCATTACTTGCCGACCTTTTTCATCGCTTGCTTGTGCGCGGCGGTAAAGGTGCTACCGTTTCGCATGACCTTTCTCATTTCAGCCATGTGTTTTTTAGTATGGTGGACGGCGTGTTTTTTCAGGGTGTCTTCCTGACGCTTTGTCAGCTTGCCGGGAGCTTTCTTTTTAACAGCCATTATTTGTATCCTCCACCAGCCTTCTTATACTGAGAAGCCAGCATTTGCGCTTTCCTTGCCGACCACTGTCCCGGCTTTCCACCCTTGCCACCTGACTTGATCTTATTGAACAAGCGTTTACGCATAGTGGGCTTTGTATAGTTTCCCGCTTCGTTGACCCGCGATTTAGTCTTCTTTTTTGCTGGCATTACCTGCGGCCTCCACAATGTCTTCAGCAATCTTGGCCCCTAGCTTGGCACCTTCGATCTTTTCCCTAGACGAGGTTTCCTTGTCATCGACAGCAGCCTTCATGCTTTCCGTTGCAATCTTGGCTCCAATCTGAGCGCCCGTCGTTTTCTCCTGAGCTGAAATACGCATCCGCTCTGTTTCTGCCGTTGTCTGGGTTTTGAGAAGGTCAGCTTCGACACGCATCTGGTCTCCCTTGGCTTTCCGCTCGATATCCGCCGCTTGCAATCGAAGTTCTTCCTGCTGCATCTGAACAACGGGGTCTTCCATTCTTTTGCGGTTTTCTTCGGCCTGAGCTTCCGCGATATCTTTTTGCAGAAGCTTCTCTGCGGCAGCGGCCACAAGACCTGCAAGCCTTTGCTCCACGTCGCGTGGCAACGGCTCTCCAATCGGGGGAAGCTCGACACCAAGCTGCTCCTCGATCTCGGAACGATACTGGAACGCCAGATGTTCACGAAGATGGGACTCAAGCGCAGCTTGTATTACAGCAGCATTAGGCGACTGCTGCACAAGAGCCAGTATCTTCGGGTCTTGTATAGCTGCCATATGGGTACGAATGTGTGCTTCGTGATCCTGATAGGCAAAAGCCTTGACGGGCTTCATGTTTATTATGTTCATGTTTTCGCTGACAGGGTCTTCCGGCATAACCTCCGCGCCAACAGGAATGATCTTGTCTACGTTCTGGATACCCAGAGTTTCCAGCATTTGCTTATGAAGCTGGGGCAAGTCATACATTTGTGGGGCTTGCTGGGCCAGTTGGAGCGCAGCCTGATACTGCATAATCCTCTGCGCCATTGTCGTAGCATTGGGGTCCGAAACAGGAATTACATCAATGCGGTCATCAAAGTCCGTCTTACGATTGGCGTCTCCATTGACTTCGTAGTCATAGACGGCGGGAAGGAAGTCTTTGATAACACCCGCTAGTATCTTGAACTCGTTACGCAAGGAAGCATGTAGCCGCGCCTGACACGCAGACATGACTTTCATGGATCGTTCAAGGATAGCAAGCGTGGAACCAACGGGAGCCTGATTGCTCATCTCTCCGATATTCATATCGGGAACAGCCGCATATTTACGGGCTTCGTCAACGATTGTGCCAAGCAACTGGTAAAGAGTTCCAGACGGTTCCTTGTATGGCATAAAGCTTATGTTGTCGCGGATCGAACCTCCGGGCACATCAACGTCACGAAACTCGCCGGGAGCTATTGGTGAATCGTCACCCTTAATCCGCAAGCCTCGCGTCTTCAGACCTGCGGGAAGATTGCTCAGGGTTCCGGCATCAACTAGCTGGCGCAGAATAGACGTGGCAGACTTTGCCATGCCACCGATCATGTGGGTCAGTCCAATCCCGTAGAACCCAAGTCCCGGCATAAATTTGTAGTGCGAGAAGTGCATACGCCGCATCTTGCGCTCGTCGCCCTTGTTCCAGTTCTTGCGAATTGAAAGAATGTCGCGAGACTGGCTATCGATGGTCACAACATACGGACACGCAATCCCTGTCGGCTCACCGTCCTTCTCGTCTTCGTATCCCTCAAGATCAAGGTCAACGTGCATTTCAAGAAGGGTATAGCGATCATCATACTCGACAGACGGATCATCACCCTGAATGCGATCATAGGCAGATTGTATCTGGCTGTAGTCAGGGCTTGGCTCAGGAAGATCGACATCTCTGTAGAACCCCGCCACCTGTAGCTTTCTGACTTCGTTAGTCGTCTTCTTCATTACATGCGTGAACCGCTGACAGCTTCTCAGGTCAGTCGCGCCATACGCCACAACCAAGTCTTCCGCTGGTACAAACACGGCACACGCCCTGCCCATATCTACGTCGTAATAAATTTTCTTGAAGGCTGATCCCGCGAGCGGCAGATGAAACAATAGCTGCTCATGCTCACTGCGATAGTCAGTCATGACTTCCGTGATCTGGAAGTTCATTTCATTCTGCACACGAAGAGCCTGTTCTTCTTTTTCCGTATCTATGTTGCCAAGCACCTGCGTCTTGACGGGACCGGAAGAAGGAAAGGTTTCCATCATGGAGTGCGCCTGATAGCGAATAATGCTTTCTGTCAGCACGGGATGGAAGACACCACAGGCACCGGGAAACGGCTGTGTTCTGTCTTCGATTTTGAGACCGAGAAGATCAAGACCCTTGATGTATGTTGTTTCCCAGTCCTTGCGGGACATACGGTCTGACTCATATTGACCCATCAACTCCATCGCAAGATGCTGCAAGTCACCGTCTTCCATGAACTCGGCAAGGTTTGCATTGTGTGCGTTGGCGTCTGGGTCTTCGTCTTCAGAGCGCGGATCAAATTCAATGATCACGCCGCCGTCTTCAGTTTCAATCGAGACGGCCTCAGGATTGAGAACACCTATTGATACGTCAGCCTCATCCTGCTCAGTATCAACCTCGACTACTTCTTCCGTTTCTTCTGGAAACGGTCCACTCACCAAGGGTTTCTCTATAGCCATTAGCCGTCCTTCCGATCAGTAATACTCTACAGTGTCACGCCAATGCTCCTGCTCCACTTCATCACCGGCAGCGCGGACAAACCCACCCTGCCTGAAACGCAGCAATGCCTGAGTGCTGGAGTCCACCAGATCATCATTAGACCCGGAAGGAAATGAAGCAAACTGCTCTATAACCTCTTCAGCCCATCGGGTCTGTGGTGCCCAAACAATTCCAGAATGGAAAAGATCAGCAACCGCATTTACCCGTGCAATCTTATCGTTACCGCGACTCGGCGTAAAGTCTGTTACGGGTATGCCCATCTGCCTCAATTCAAATATCAAAGGCATTCCTGTCGCTTTTCCCTCAACAATAAATGCGTCTGGTGTCCATTCACAGTAATGCTCATAAGCTTTTGCCTTGAGTTCTGGAAACTCCATTCTGTCTTGGAATGCATTTAACAGTATCAGGTGATGGTTGTTAGCTTCTTCATTGAACCACACACCCCATGTCGTACACGCAGAAAAATCGCTTCGTTGTGTTTTAAGGAAAGCCGTGTCCCAAGACTGAATAATAAAATCACAAGGGGGAGGGTCTTCGCGCTCCCACTCATTCCACCATTCTCTTTTGATGATAGCGCCTTGTTCACTCGTCGGGTCTTGCTGATACTGTGCAGACCACTTGGTTACAGGTAATTCATTCCTGAGGGTTTCAAGTTCTTCAAGCTTCCAGAACTCCGGCCACAGCGCATTACCTGACGGCATGATTGCGGGTAGCTCAATAAGCTCCCACTCATCAGAACCCTGTCGCTCAATCGACGCTTTGATAATCTGTCCTGTCAGATCACGCTGGTGCCACCGTGTCATAACAATAACGATAGCTCCTCCGGGCTGGAGACGCTGGCGTGGGCCTGAGGTGTACCACTCATACACACGATCAAACACGTCAGCGTTATATGCCCCCTGCTGGGCATCCTGTTCAGAGTGCGGATCATCGATAATCAGAAGGTCAGCACCTTTACCAGTCACAGCACCGCCGACACCGATAGAGAAGTAGTCACCGCCAAGGTTTGTATTCCATCGACCGGCTGCTTTTGAGTCAGCCCTCAATGAAACATTTGGAAATATATCCTTGAAGGACTCATCCTGAAAAAGGTTCCTGACCTTTCGGCCAAAGCCTGTAGCGAGTTCGGCGGTATGTGCGGTCTGGATAACTTTCTTTTCCGGGTACTGCCCCAGAAACCAAGCGGGAAGCAGATAA